TTACTTCGTTGGCTCCACGATCTCGCCGACGCGACGATAGACGGTCTCGGTGATGCGCTTGTCGGTGTGTCCAAGCAGCCTGGATGCCCGGCCCAAGTCAGCAATTTCTGAGGCTGCTTTCGGGCGGATGTCCCGGAACTGGAACTGACGGATTGCGGTGGCCAGCGTCTCGTCGAGGTCCTCAAGCGCCGCGCCGGCGGCGGCCGACCGTGCCTCGTCAAAGCGAATGCGCAGCATGGAGGATGTCATCCGGCGCCCATCGGGCGTAGTGATCAGGTACGGGCCGGCTACGCCGCGCTGGCGCCGCTGCTCGCACAGCCGCGCAACGAGTTCTCCAAGCGCCGTCGGGCTGCCGTCGACATCGAGCATGATGCGCAACTTCTTCGACGTCTTGCCCTGGGCGATCTGCAGGTGCCCATCCTGAATGTCCGCCTCCCGAATGATCAGTACGTCGCTCGGCCGCTGGGCGGTGAGATAGGCGAGGTCCATTGCGTCGCGGAGTTCCGGTGGAGCCGCGCCGTATACCGCGTTCCAGACCTCGGCCCTGGCGTAGAAGTCGCGCGGCGTCTCGCGGTTCTTGCGAACCCCCTTCACCGGGTTTTCAGTCGTGACGATCCCCCACTCCCTGGCGATGTTGAAAATGTGGGAGAAGAGGGAGAGCTCCCTGTTCGCCCGAACCTTCGCGGACCGCTTGTCCCGGTACTGTGCCAGCACTTGGGGGGTGAGCGCCTCGACCGGCGCTTCTGAAAACGCCTTTCGCAGTTGCGTCAGCGAGAGGAGGTTGTCTTTCTGGGTGCGTGGCGCTTTCCCGGGGATGATCTCTTTTTCGTACCGGTCGAACACGTCACCCCATTTGCGCAGGGTCTTCGGAGCCGGACTGGCATCCAGCCGCGCCCACTCCAGCTTTGCCAGGTCCAGGTCGGTGCCGAGCGGGATTTCCTTCCTCTTTCCATCCTCGCCGCGGCCGTCGTAGTAGTATCCAACCCACAATTTCCCTCCTTTCAGCTTCCTGGTCCGGCGAATCATCCGGGGTGGGAGATCCCTGTTCTTCGGCTGCTTCGGCCGCATTTCAACTCACCTTCGACAGATCCAGCGTCCACGGTTCCTGTACAGCGACCGTTCCGTTCGGTTTCACTCCGGCCAGCCGCAGGCGGGCATAGATCCGCCCGACGACGGGTCGCTGCGCAGCATTCAATTCGTACTTCCAGCCATGAGATGCCAGCCACTCGTCCTGTTTTTTCGATGACTTGGCGCCGATCATGGCCTCCAACTCCTCCTTCGAGAGGAACTCAGATGGGGTTTCCATGGGCAATGCCTCTCCGCCCAGGCGATCGCCCGGGACCGAAATTGAGTGTTAGGATTCTCGCCCCAGCCGGGACTGGCCTCAGGAAGAGGCCGTGGTGGCTCCCGGCTGGGGACTTTGCGATATGCATGCCCGGTCGAGACGTTCGATCTCGGCCAGGATCAAGGCGCTGGCACGCACGTAGTTGGAACGCGCGTCTCTCGGCTTCCACCACTTCGCCACGAACGGCCAGATAGCGGGCGCTTCGTCATTGGCTCCGTTGAGGATGTATGCCGCTGCGGCGCGCGGAAGTTCGGCGGCGCAATAGAGGTCGTCGTGCTCCGGCGTCCATCCCTCGGCGGTGATCTGCCGGCGGCGCTCTGCCTGCACGTCGAGCCATGCTTTCGGCATGCTGTGCTGAGCCTGGGTGAGCACGTCGGCGGATATGGCGCGCAAAAAGTTCTGAATTGCTCGCATATCTTCCTCGCTGGGTTCGTTACGCAGATACAGCACTACAGCTCTGGGATGTTCGGCATCGCGACCGATGCCAGATATTTCCGGCACGCTGTGCTGAGCCTGGGCTACAGGGGCGGCGTAGAGTTTGGGCGCTTGTCCGAAGTCTGGCATGGCGTAGAGTTCGCAGTTGTCGATTTTCCGGCCAGTCATCCAACGTAATTCCCCATCCGCTGCAACAGCCATGTGTTGCAAATTGATCGGCTCCTGCTTCTCCAGTTCCGCTAGTTTGGCGTTGGCGTCCATCAGCAGCGCACAATAGTTGTGCGACATAGTTTTCAGCTCCGCGACCCTGGCCAGGGCGGCGTCTCTCTGTTGCTCCACGCGATTGAACATTTCTGCCCAACGGGCGACGCTGGCTGCATGCTGCGCGACAGTCATCAGTTCATCGTTTGCATTGAGCGGACCGCACTGGCCGAGGACGACAGGATTCGAATGCACGACGCGAGCCACCACCTCCGGCTGCTCCGCCTCTGCCTGCTCAGGTCTGAGCGCATCGGCAGGCGCTTCGTTGAACGCTTCCGCATGCGGGGCGAGGTTGAGTGGGTCGAGTTGCTCGCGAAACGCCTGGAGCCGCTCGATGCGCTCCGCCTCTTTCTCCGGAGTGGACTCGAACTCGTACAGCCGCTGGGCGGCTTCGACTACCAGCCGCGACGACACGCCAGCGCTGAAGCGGACGCCACCGACCTTGGCTGGCTGTTCCAGCTTGGGCCAGTGGTTGAATGCTCGGCGTGCGAGGGTAATGTCGCAGACCGCAGCCGGAACAGGCTGGCCGTCCTCGCCCTCGAGTTCGTTGGCCAGCCACTCTTCGAAGCTGGCTTCATACTGAGACTGGGAGGGTTGCGCCAGGGCGGCGCGGAACTGCCACGCTTCCCACGCCCATTGAGTTTGCGGCATATAGAGGTCTGGTCGTAGCGGCTGCCGATCCATCGGTAAATGCGTAGCCCACGCCTCGAACGCCGCCCGCTCATCCCCGCCTGCCTGCTCTACCGGTGCCGGCGGGTCACGAAGCGGTGTGCCGGCCAAGCCCTTGGCGGCCAGGTAGTTGGTGGCGCGCGCCACCAGGTTGCTTTCCGGGGCATGCCGCTTCAGGGAAGCGGCCAGCATGCGAACCAGCATTGCCAGTTCCTGGGTGCGTTGTCCCTCGGCGCGGCCGATGTCGTAGAACGGACGAAGCCAGTGATCCTCCGCCGGCGGCTGGCTGGCCTGGGCGCCGAACGCTAGCGCGCCGGTGATGGCGTCTGCGATGACCTGGCGCTGGTCGATTGCCGACTGGGCTGGCATGTCATTGCCGTGCGCATTGCAAATCGCCGCCATGTTGCGCAGGGAATCCAGCAGTTCGCCCTTGCTCGGGTTCATGCCGATATCGTGGCCGATTGCCTCCCAGGCCTCGAGCACAGTGACCACTTCGGACCTGAAGCCGGCGTACCAGAGCTGCACGGCATCTTCCTTGGCGAGCGGGTAGCTGAGGCCTGCGGCGATCAACTGGTCTTCGGACGGCGGCGCCTGGTCCTTGATCATGGCCAGCAGGCTCTCGGCTGAGGAATGAACCTCGTCGAGGTCCGTCGACCAGCGGTGCTGGGTGCTGTCGTGGATGTTGTCCAGGGCTTCGACGATGCCGCGTAGGCGGGTGGCGCACTGCTCGATCAGTTGGTGTTGGGTAGAGGACATTGTGGTGTCTCCGGTTGCTCCGGCGCCGGCGGCCGGCAGCGGAAGCATTTGCACAGGCCTATCCGTTGGCCCGTGGTTCGGCAGATGGTGGGGCGGTTCATTTCGTGGCGTCTTGCTTCATGGCTTTGGCGTGGCCGACGCAGGTGCGGACTGGGTTGCCCTGGTCGTCCAGGTCGGCGTGGCAGTAGAACCGGCTGAGTTCCTGCCGGCAGTAGATGGCATCGGAGGTGGTGACCGGCGAGGTGTTCGCCGGGGTGCCGAGTCGATAGGCGCAGCCGGCGCACGTGTCGCGAGGGTTCACCGTTGCGGCCAGGACAACGCCCTGCAGCGCTCCGAACATCGTCGGGAGGTTCGCCTGCTCCGCGGTGTGCGGATGTTCGCCGCGCTCGATGAGGATCAACTCGACCATCGCTCGGCAGTTCTCGGCGACGGCGTTGGCCATGCCCAGCACCTGGGCGAACAGGTCGAGCATGGTGGCCGGGTCGCGCTGGGCGGCCATCTTCTCCAGCACCTGGCGGCGCAGGTCCGCCGGCAGAAGCACGGCGCCGGCCAGTTCGTGCGCGTCGGCGGCGCTGATTTGGTAGTCGGCGGGAGGCTGGTTCATGGGACCGCCCTCGGCGCCCAAGGCTGGAGCGCTTGATTTCCAGGCACGTACAGAGGGTGGCGCGGGTGCCCATCCTTCGTCGTGCCAAGACACCAGAGGCGCCCGCCGGCGGCGGTCAGGATGCTGGTTACGGCTTCTACTCGCTCGGGCTTCGCATTGGCGCCCCAGGCGCACACGATGTCGGTGTACTCTCGGGCGATCGCGCGCAGGCGCCAGTCGTTGTCTGGGCCTACTGGGTCGCTGTGCTGCCAGAGGTCGGCCGGGTTCGTCGCGCGCAAGGCGTACAGATTGACGACGGCGATCCCGTTGCAGCCCCAGGCCGAGGCGAAGTTGCGGCAGCGCCGGATCGTTGGATCGTCGAGCGCGGCATCAGCGGTGCTCGGATTGAGCATTAGGAAAACTGCTGTGCCTTTGTCGGCCAGGCAGTCGCCAGGGCGAGTCAGAAGGTAACGGTACTGGCCGCATTCGCTGATGATGGCGCTCATGGTGTCACCCGCTTGAATTCGATGACCCAGACCCAGGGATTGGCGGTGAAAGCCTCTGGTCCGTTGATCTCTCCCCAAAGGGAGCGGAACCAGAGCCAAGCATCCAAGCCACTACCGCCCGTTTCGCATTCGCGCTCGGCGGGATATCCCTCGGCCCGTGCCTGCTCCTCGCTGATGTCCTGCAGGTGTTCTATGCGAACGGCGGTGAGCTCCAGCAGGATGCGGGAGGCCCAACGCGGCATATGGATAGAGGGGCGAACGCGGCCCTTAGAGATCATGGAGCATCCTGTCTGCCGGACGCTGAGGTCTGCCGGGTACCAGATCGGTTCACCTTGGCTGAGGTCGCTCGGCGCGATTGCGTCTACCTGGGCATCTGCTGCCCAGGCCTCCCGCACCCACAGCCGATCGCCGGGCTCGCCGTAGGGGCAGGTGATGCGTGCGTGCAGGCCGGCATCAAGCGTCTTGAATGGCGTATTGGGATCGACCATTGAGCCGAGGAAGTCGGGCTGCGGCTTTACCACTCGGCGCGTGACCGTCTTCCTACCTTCCAGGATGGCGCGGACCATCGGTCCAGTGAACAGGATCGGACGTTCTTTCATGGCTGCACCTGCTTCTGCGAACGGTTCCAGGGATGCCGGCGCCCGGGCTTGGGCTGCTGGCGCGGGGAGAGAAGTGCGTCGCGCAGGCTCATGCCGGCGGCGACGCGGCGGCGGACGGTCGTTGCGTGGACCGGGCTCTGGAAGTGCTCCACCAGCTCGGCGATGGTCCCGGTCACGCCGTCGACGGTGAAGCGTCGGCTCTCGCTCCAGCGTTCGTGCGCGCGCTCCAGCGCTGCGGCCTGCGCCGGCGTGAACCTGCCGCGCGACGCTTCGTAGGCCAGGCGGTTGCCGAGCGTCGTGCCGTTCTTGGCCCACTCGATGGGCCCCATGGCTCCGATGATCAGGTCGAACTTCCAGCGGCCCAGGCCAAGGGCCTGCATCGTTGCGCGGCGGGAAAGCCCGCGCGCGGCCGCGTTGCGAATGAACTGTTCGGTGTTCACGGGTTTACCTCCTGTTGCGCGACGCTCAGCGCCACCGCAACCGGGCGCACCCAGATCGGCGTATTGCTGAGCATGAAGGTTTCGCCGGCCTCGGCCAGCAGCAGCGTTGTACCCATCACGCCGGCGATGGCCTCGGCCGCGGCCGGCGGTACGGCGTTGCCGATGCGCTCGCGCCAGTCGCTGTCGCTCAGGCCGTCGAGGATCAACTGTTCTTCCGGGTCCACCAGGCTCTGCAGCGCGGCCAGCTCCAGGGTGGTGAAGGGCCGGTGCCAGGTGCCATCCAGCGACTGGATGATGCAGGTCAGCCGGTCGTTCGCCGCCGGCATGCGCGGGTCGGCGACGCTCCACCTGCCATTGTCGTGCCGAGCACTGGCCGATACCGCGCCCGCGGACTGGTCGAACCCTACGACACCGTAGTGCCCGCCGGTCAGGTAGGCGTCGCCCTTGGTGCGATCGAGCACGCGCGGATCAGCGATCGACAGCGCGCCGCTGGCCACCTGCTGGGAGCCGGTGACCGTGCCGGTAGCGCTTCCCCACTCGCCGACGTGCAATTTGCGGCTGCTCGCCCCTGGGTGCCAGTTGTGGTACCTGGGATCGGCAACAGCCTGGCCGCCGGAGCTGGGTGAGTGCCCGCCGGTGATGGTTCCGGCGTGGCTCCCCATGCTGACGACGCGAAACACGTTGTTGTGCCGGACGCCGCCTGGGCGCGGGTCGGCCACGGCGAATGCGCCCTGACCGGTGGTGCTGGCCGCGATCACGGTGCCGGACGGACCGTCCCAGTCGGTGACCGGGTACTTGCCGAAACTCTGGCCGCGGGGATCGGCGACGGAGTACGTGCCCTGGCCGGGCGACTTGACGCCGATGATGGCGCCGGATGTGTCGGTCCAGCGGCGCACGCCGTACTGCTGGTATTGCAGGGCGTTTGCCGGCGCGCGAGGATCCGCGACTGAGAGCCGCCCGTTCATCGGGCGGCTCGCGCCGGCGACAACGCCACACGAATCGCCCCAGTGATTCACGCCCAGGACGCCCCGGTGGTACTCCGGCACGATGATCAGATCGCGCAGGTAGCCGTCCTCGACGGCCAGGTCATTCAGGCTGCGCCAGTCACTGCCGGCGCGCACCAGAGCGAGGCGCACCCAGGTCTTCCACTGCAGTGACGGCACGCGGTGCATCGGGCCTGCAGCATCGATGTCGCCCGGCAGCGGCATGCGGCCGAGGATGTCGCCGACGGCGCGGAGCGACTTCTTCTCCGGCTCGTACAGGAAGGGCGGCACTTTCTCGACGTGCCGCGCGACAAGCAGGAAGCGCTTGCGGCTCTGCGCCAGGCCGCCGAGTTCGCCGCAGTCGTGAGTGGTTTCCGCCACGGCGTAGCCGAAGCCGCCGAGCAGGCTGTTGATCTGGTCCAGCAGGTGCCGGCCGCGGCTGGCCAGGCGCGGGACGTTCTCGAAAACGATCAGCGGCACAGGGTCATCGGCCCAGGCTTCGCCCATGAGCCAGATGCAGCGCAGCGTCAACTCGTTCAGCGCCTGGTACTTCGGGGTCAGGCTCATCTTCTCGGAGAGGAGGCCAGAGGCGCCCTTGCAGGGGCTGGAGATGAACACCGCGTCCGGGCGCTTGCCCTGGGCGGCGCGGCGCACATCCTCGGGGGTGGCCTCACGCCAGCCTGCCGGCGGCTCCTTGCCGTGGAACCGCACGTACTGGTCGCGGGTGAAGAGGTCCAGCAGGGTGCCCGGGACGCCGGCCAGGCGCTCGAAGTCGCGCAATCCGGCCGGGTCCACGTCGATCCCGCCGAGGCAGACCCATTCGGCCTCGACATTGCCGACCCGCGGACGCGCCCGGTTGAAACCGGCGGCACCGCCGCCCAGGCCGCAGCAGAAGTGGAAATGGTAGAGGGTGCGCTTGATCATGCGGCGGGTTCCTTATGGGTGATGTCAGCATCGGCCTCGAGCAGGGCGAACAGGTCGGGCATGGCCATCTCTTCCTCGGCAGACTTGCAATAGCCCGCACCGTCCAGGAAGTAGCGGGAGTTCAGTTCGTGGGCACGGGCCCTGCGCTTGAGCTTCAGCGCGCAGTACGGGACGGTCATGATCCCGCCGAAGGGATCGAAGACCAGGTCTCCTTCCATGGAGTACTGCACGATGGCCCGGTCGACGATGTCGAACTGCAGCGGGCACAGGTGCATTTCCTGCCCCTTGCTGTACTGCTGGGCGTTGAGCGTCCGCATGCGGGCGACGTCGGTCCACACGTCCGGGTGCCAGGACTGCGGTGGCAGCAGCATGAAGCCGGTGGGCAGCTTCCCGGTGACCTCCAGCGATTCGCCGATGCGGACGTGGTGCTCGAAGTCGTAGACGGTGGACAGGCTGTAGTCGCGGTACAGCTTGAACATCACGTCGTGCGGGATGCCTTCGAAGTCCTCTTCGGTCAGCGGACGGTTGCCGCTGCTTCGGGTGAACCCGTGGGCGTCCAACTGCCAGCGTGCCCGGCTGTAGCCGTTGCCGCGGGTGACGGTGAGCTTCTTGTCCATGGCGAAAGGGACGATCTGGCCGTCTTCGTCGATGCACAGGGGCTTGGCCTTGACCACCGGAATGTCGCCGTAGGCGTTGGAGTTGTCGGTGGGGGGCTTGCGGAAGATCAGCAGGTACTCGGGCATGCCGACACCCATCTTGGTGCCGTCCTTGCACTGTTCCGTCCACGAGAGGCGGTAGGTCTGGGCGTTCTCGCGAACCACGTCGGTGACGATGGTCTTCATGCCCATGTAGGCCCAGCCGTGCTTGACGAAGGCGCGGGTCACTTCCATGTGGAACGGATAGACGGTCTGGAAGCCGAGGCCGGTCATGCCGCCAGGAACGATACGATCCTTCACGTGGATGCAAGCCAGGCGCCCGGGAATGGTCACGCGCAGCATTTCCGGGATCAGATAGTCCATCTGCTGGAAGAAATGCGCGTTATCGTCGGTGTGCCCGAAGTCGGCGTAGTTCGGCGAGTACTCGTACTGGGTACTGAAGGGGATACTGGTGATGGTCAAGCCGACGCTGTTGTTTTCCATGCGGCGGGTTTCGAGCACAGTGTCATTGTTGACGATGGTGTAGTCCTTGCCCTTGATCTCGATGCGTTCCACACCCATGGAGCGGGTGAGTGTCTGCGCCATGGCGGCGATGGACAGGCCGTATTGCTTGATGATCTCGGTCATGCGCTGAACCATGGTGTTGTGCTGCTGCCACTTCCGTTCCAACTGGCGGCGGATGTCGCGCTCGGCCTCGGTGTAGATCAGGTCGATGCGCACGCGGCCGGTCTGCAGGAAGCGGTGCAGGCGGTGAATGGACTGGATGAAGTCGTTGAACTTGAAGCCGATGCCCAGGTAGATGGCCCAAGAGCAGTGGCGCTGGAAGTTGCAGCCGCTGCCGGCAATCACCGGTTTGGCGGCCAGCTCCTGGAACTCGCCGTCGCTGAACTGGACGATCGCGCGCTCGCGCTCTTCCAGATCCTGGGAGCCGTAGACGCTTACGGCAGTGGGGACGGCGGCCTCGATCGCGTGGCGTTCCGCCTCGAGGTCATGCCAGATGATCCGGTGAGCATCTGGGGCCTCGGCGCGGATCTCCATCAGTTTGGCGATCCGGGCGGGCAGGCTCTCGCGTTTCTCGGCGGCGGCGTCCTGCACGCCAATAGCGGTATTACGAAGCAGGCGTCCCTGGCCATTGCGCTCGTGGCCGGCGTGCGAGTGGTCAGACGGTACTTCGTGCCAGCGGATGTCCAGTTCCGGTAGGGCGTAGCCTTCGTCACTGAACCCGAGGTCGCTGGGGCGCTGAACGAAGATCGCCCAGGACGCCACCCACATCCAGAACTCGCCCTCCTTGTGGGCATGGATGGTGAGTTGGTCGGCCTTCTCCGAGTTGCGTTTGAAGAACCTGGTCTTGGCCTGGCCGACATCCATCACGCCGAGGAACGCCGAGTACGCCAGCAGCTCGATGTATTCGTTCGGGCTCGGCGTGGCCGTGGCCACGTACCGGTACCGGACGCCATCGCCGCGGATGCCGGCGGCGCGATCGTCACCCGCGAACAGGGCCATGAACTCGCGGAACGTCTTGCTGCCGCCGAAGCCGCGCAGGCAACTGGCTTCGTCCAAACTGGCCACACTGAACCGTCGAGGGTCGAGCTTGCCATCGCGGACGGTCTCGTAATTGGTCAGGTAGATGGTGTTGGGGTCGTCTACCTCGTCGAAACTTCGGATGAACCGGACGGTGATGCCGAGCATCGCGGCGTCTCGGTAGAACTCCTGGCGCACACCCAGCGGGATGGTGATGAGCGCGTAGCCGCCGGCCAGGTCGCGGGTGACGCGCACCACTTCAAGCTGCATTACCGACTTGCCCAGGCCGAAGGCCGCGAAACAGGCCGCGCGGCCTTGGCGCACCAGCCAGGTGGCGATGGCTCGCTGGTGCGGCTTGAGCAGGGGATGGAAGGCCGATGGCTTCACCTCGAAGCCTTTCGGCTCGGCGAGACGGACCTTGGCTCGCAAGAAGTCTTCATAGGCGGTCATGCTGTTTCCTTGGGGAACGGCACGCACCGGACGCCGCCCTGCCTGACAGGGCGGCCCACGAGGCATGGTTGAATCGCCCACAGGGCGGCGTCCGGTGCGTGCTTGCTGGAAGAGAAAGCACCCCGGGTGGGGCGCTGTATCGAGGGTCAGGTAGCAGCCTGTTGCTGCTGGTCGACGAGTTGCCCGGCGTCGATCCAGACCGCTTGTAGCCAGGTCGGCGTCTTCGCCATCGGCTCCTTGAGCGTGCCGGCGACGATCAGCGTGTCGATCTCGCCGCCGGCGGCCAGGCTCTGGAACAGCTTCATCGCCTGCTGAGTGCGCGCAGGGACATCCAGCACGTCGAGACGGTCCAGCAGCGCCAGGCGCAGGTCGGAGATCGTCGCGATGGCCAGGGCGATGGTCGCGTCGCAACGCCAGCGCTCCGACTCGGACAGCAGGCCGTACAGCCGACCGCCGAACGTAACGTCGATATCGGCGCTGATCTGCACCGGCGACCAGCCGGCGGTGCCGGACAGGCGCTGCAGCAGCTCGTTCACCGGTCCGATCGCATCGGCCAGGATCTCCGCTGGGATGCCCGCGGGCGATAGGGCATCGGCCAAGGTGCTCCAGGCGCAGACCTCGGCGTGGAAGCCGGCGGCCTGCTTGATGACGTCCTGGCGCTGCGCGGCGGCGTTGAACGCTTCCATCAGCGACTGCACCTTGGCCTGCTGCCGGTCACGCGCTTGGCGCAGTTCGTTGATCGCCTGTTCGCCGTTGGCGATCGCCTCGGCGCTGGGCGCCTGGGCGGTTTCGGCTTCCAGCGCGGCGGCCTGCGCGGCGGCGTCCTCGCTCTCCTTTAGGTCCCGCTGGCTGTTGGCGACGGCCCGCTGAGCGCTGGCAAGATACCCGCGGTACTCCTCCAGACGTTTCGCCACCTCGGGATCGGCAACCTTCGCCGGTGGCTGGTGCGCGACCAACTGGCCGGCCTGCAGGTCCACGGCGCCCTGGCAATGAGGGCAGGTCAGCGGCTGGTGGGCGGGCTCGCCGCTGGCGGCGGCCTCGGCTGCCATCACCTTCTCCGACCATTCGTCCTGATTGGCCTCGTCGGTGGCCAGCTTGTTGCGCCGGCGGTCGGCCAGCGCTGCGGTTTCGCGCAGAGCGGTGATGCGGCTGGCCCGCGCCTGGGCGTCGGCGTGGGCGCGCTTGCTGGAGCCCAGGGTCTGCTGGGCCTCGTCCAGGTCCTGGGCGGTGGCTCGCAGTTCCGCGCGCGCCGATTCCAGTTCCTCCTCGCTGACGATGACCGGCGGCGCCTCCGGCTCCCACCCGTTCGCCTTCTCGCTGCCGTAGTTCTCGCCGGTGATTGCCTTCCAGGCGCCGCGCGCCTCGCTGGCGTAGTCCTTTGCCTGGCCGACCATGGCGGAGAACCCGGAACGGAGCAGGGGCTTCACCTTCTCGAACAGCGCCAGGTCGATGCCCTTGGCCTTCAGGCGCTTGCCGACCTCGGCCGGGCTGGCGCTGGCGCCGGTCAGGTCGAACAGCACCCGGCGGCGATCTTTGGCGTCCAGAGCGGCGAAGCGGCTGGCGTCGAGCACGAACGGCAGGAACGGCGAGTCGGCGAGCGGGGAGCCTTTGCCGCTGGGCAGCGCGACCCCGCAGGCCTGCACCTCGCCGGCATCGTCCAGCCACTCGACGTGCGCCTCGCCCTTCTTGGCGCCCTCGGTTACCAGCTTGTCCATCTCCTTCTTCAGTGAGACGCGGCGCGGCTGGCCGTTGAAGGCCATGGCGATGGCGTCCAGCAGCGAACTCTTGCCGGCGCCGTTATGGCCGGCCACCAGGAGCACCGGCGCAGAAACATCAAGGGCCGCATGACGCAGCCCTTGAAAATTGGTGATTTCGAGTTTCGTTATGCGCATGGCTCACTCCAGGGTGATGGGCTCTTCGGCCGGCGCCTTGGTGGCAACGGCGACGCGGTAGGTGTTGAGGTCAGGCGATTCGCCTTCGGTGGCGAGCGTGATCACACCGTCGTCGAGCAGCTTCAGGGCGACAGCCAAGGACTCGTCGGTGCTCAGCGCGAAGCGCGACTGCAGCCAGCCCGGGGTGATCTCGTCTTTGCGCAGCACCAGGACGGTGATGTCGTCGATGGCGTGGCCGCCGTAGGTTGTGGCGCCGGGCTCGGCGGCACTGCTCAGCAGGTCTTTTTCCGGTTCCGGCGGTGATTGCAGGATCACCTCGCGCTCGCCGTTGGAGTTCGGTGCCGATACAACGCCGGCGGCTTCCATTTCCTCGACGATGCGCGCGGCGCGGTTGTAGCCGATTTTCAGGTAGCGCTGGAGCCCGCTGATGCTGACCCGGCGCGTGTCGATGACATGGCTGACCGCTTCAATGTAGAGCGGGTCCTGCGCGCCAGTGCCGCCGGCGTCGTCGCCATCGTCGCTTTCGTCCAGGGCCAGGGCGCTCTGGTCGGGATCGGGTACGACGGTGTCCATGCCCTGCAGGTACTCCTCAGCGTCGGCCACCACCAGCATGCAGACCTTGCCGGCACGGTCGATTAGGTCGTGACGCAGCGGGTCGAACTGGCTGACCTTGAAGGTCGCCTTGATGCCTTCTTTGATCGCCACCGACTCCAGGATGCCGCCGATGGCCGGGCGCTCGCCGGCGGAAATCAGCTTGACTGCATACTTCACGGTGCGCTCTACGGTGCTGCGCAGGCGGTCGATGACGTCGGCTTGTTTCTTTTCGGTCAGCTTCGGCCAGACATCCGGCAGGACGCGGACCTCCTGCAGCAGGGCCTGGAGCAGGTCGCGGCCGAGCGTTTCGGCAGCGAGGGAAACTACGGTGGCGGGCTGTTCCTCGTCGAACTCTTCTACGAGGTCTTGAGCGATAGTTGCGGCGGTTTGGGCTGTCATTGGCTGCTGTTCCTACTGGTTGGCGATGCGTTCGAGGGTGGTGTGCTGGGACTCACTGAGGAACATCCGCGGGCCGTAGCGCTGGAAGTTGGCGCGCAGGTCGGCGGTGAACTCTTCTTCCCAGGTGGTGGCAGCATTCAGCTCCGCCGCGCCGAGGAGGCTGTTGAACTCCTCGACACGGTCGAACTGCTCTTCGATGGTTCGGCTGGGCATGGCCGGTTACTCCAGATTGAGCTCGTCGGTGCCGGTGTCCGGCTGCTGGCCCGGGGCGGGTTCGGTGATTTCGCCCGTCTCGGTGTTCACGCCGTCCGGCGGAGAGGGCTCGTCTCCATCGTCTTCGGCGGCGACAGCCGGCGGCGCCGGTTCTTTGTCTCGGAGATCATCGACATGCACCGTCACGGTTTCACCCTGGATATCGGTGTCCCGCGGTTCGATGAAGTCGTTGACCTCTTCGACGGTCTGCAGGCCCATCAGCAGCTCAGGCGCATACAGGCGGCCCAGTAGGCTGGCAGCGCGGTAGCGCAACATCACCTCGGGCATGGTCTGCCACTTGCTGCCGTTCTTGGTGAGCCAGCCCTCGTCGAGCGCCATTTGAATCGACACTTCGGGGCTTTCGATCACGGGCACTCCGTACTCGCGGCACAACTGGAGCATCGACTTTTTGCGAAGCTCCTCGGGGCTGAAGGTCGGGATTTGAACGCCCCTCTCGGTGGTCCAGGCCGTGCAGGTCTGATGGCGAACCTTGATGGTCTTCGTCTCCTCGACCTTCTGCTTGTTCTTCCAGGTGGTCGCCTTATAGGAAACCTCCTGCTCTTTGCCCGGCTGGCTGAGGTCGTAGCGGAGCGGGTTGAAACGTCCGCAACTGTTGATCGAGGCGATGATGAACTGGCTGGACCAGCTCGGCCGGCCCTCGATCACGTACAGGTTCTGCATCACCATCAGCGGATCGGCGCCCATACGCTGCGCCATGTTCAGAGCGACGATGCAGTTCGGCAGCCCGGCGCCGTTCGGGGTGTAGCCGGTGACCTTGCCGTACTCTTTCACCTCGGCGAAGGCGCGGTACTGCACCGGCACCAGGGTAGACGCGCTGAGCGCCTTTGCGACGCGTTGGATCTGGTCGAAGCCGGCGCCGGTGAGGAGGGACATCGGCGCATCGTTGGTTGACCTCGCGACGGCGCTGGTCTTCAACTGCTCCAGTTGGGTGGGTTCGCTCATGCTGCTGTCTCCTTGTAACCCATGAATTTCCGGTACTCGGCCTCGGTCGCAACGCTCACGACGCGGTGCTCGTCGGGCTTGTCCGGCTTGTTGTGCTGCTTGCGCTGGGCCTCGAGGAACTGGCCGCGATCCCAGACGCGGTGGTGGTTGATGACCTCGCGGCGCTTGCCGGCCGGGTCGGTGAGGCGGACGTACAGGTCTTCGGATTTCATGGCAATCCTCATTCGTGGTATGGGCAGGTCCGCCAGCGCGGACAGTACTTCGGGCTGCAAAGTGGGCTTTGCGGGTTCGGGGGGAAGAGGCCGGAGCGGAACATGTCGGCGGCGAACTTGATCAGGCCGTGGTGCTCGGCAGTGCCGGTCATCATCTGGCGCGCACCGACGATCTCGCCGACCGCCGCCTCGGGCTTGCCCTTGGTCTTCAGGCCGATTATCTCGGCCGGCGCGGTGATCGCATCGCCGGTGGTGTGCTCGTAGAGCAGTTCGTAGGTGCCGATCTGGGCTTTGTGGCCCTTGGTCTTGGCCACGCCCTGGCTCACCGCGGCGCCGCCGGTCTTCACGTCGGCGATGCCGACGCCGCAGCTATCGCGCTTGATGCGGGCCCGGTCGAGTTGGCCGGTCAGGCGGACAAGGATGCCGCCACCGCAGTCGATCTCCATCGGCTTGGTCGTCAACTCGACGGCGACGAAGTCGTAGCGCGGACTGATGTCGTTGCAGTACTTCGTGTGCAGCGTCAGTCCGGTGGACTCGGCTTCGCGCGGGCTGATGTCGGAGCCGCGCCAGTCGACCTCGAACTCCGGCTGCTGCAGCGTGTGCACCAGCAGTTCCGAGGCGTCGTAGGCGCTGATCGGCTCGCCGTTCACCCGCGCAGCGTCGAACGCGGCGGTGCTGGCGTGGATCGCGGTACCGAGCAGCGCCCGGGGGGACGAAGGGCTGCGCATCTTCAGGAGGTGTACGCCCTCCCACTTGAACGCGCAGTCGAACAGCGCGCCCCAGGACGAGGCGCGCACGGTGATGGTTTGCATGGTTGGCTCACTTCCCGGCGATCGGTGCTGTGGCGGGTTGTTCGGCGGTGATCAGTCCGCCCCAGGCAGGGGCGAAGATGAGCAGGATGTAGAAGGCGGTCATGGCCAGGGCGCCGAGGAGGGTGGCTTTACGCTTCGCGTTCATCGAGAGCCTTCCTGGCGAGCATGTCGCGCTTGCTGCGTTCGAAGGCTGGACTCCAGAAGCGGAAGCCATCCAGCCAGTGGATTTCGCGCCCCTGACGACGGAGTCGGCGGGCACGCTGGGCACCCACCGCGCGCAAGCCATAGGTGTTACTGAAAAACCTGGTGCGCAACGCCTCGATACTCTCGGCAGGGTCGTACTTCCGATAGTTCCTGCTGGGTCGATTGCTTGCCAGCCACTCTTCCAGCTTTGCCTTGGATATCCGGCCGCCGGAGAAGACGTAGCAGTGATGCAGCTTCTCGATTGTGCTGATACCGACTTGTACGGTTGGCTCCGGCGGGTTGGGGTGCGCTGCATCCCAGACCTGCCCATGGCATTCAAGGGAGCCCCCGTCATCCAGCCGAATCGTGAACTTGCGCCCCGCGAAGGCATCGGTGGAGCCGGGGACCTCCTTGAGGAAGTCGTAGAACCCGCTGTCGTTAGCGATCAGGTGGCGGCCACGCCCGCCCCAACCCGCAATCTTCTCGAACTCTCCGCAGGAGTAGACGAACTCGGGCATGCGGTCGATGACCACGAAAATCTGGGTCATGTACGCCGATTTGTGCTCAATGACGTCGATGATCTTGATGGGCTCAGCCACGACGCACCCCCAGGCACTTCCGGCCTTTCTTGATGGTCAGTGCCATGCGACGCGGGAGATTCACCACCAGGGTCTCGCGGGGCAGGCCGAGCACCGCGGCGATGTCGGCGCCGGCAGGCATCACCAGGTCGTCGAGTTGGTCGTCGATGATCGAGCGAACGGGGCGGGTGGTCATGTGTTCGTGCTCCTGAGTTCTGCCCAGCGCGAATCCGCTGCGGCGTCGAGCCGGCGGCGCATGTCGTCGTAGAGGCGGGTGTCGATGAAGTCCACTGCGTAGGCCAGTTCGATCTGGCCGTGGAGGAAGCTCTGTTCGGGGCGCGGGAAGTGGGACCGGCGCATGGCCGTGATGCCTTCCTCAATCATCCGAACCGCGCGCTCATTCGCCCAGGCCATCGTCGGCCTCCTGCTCGTCGTCCTCGGGCTCCGGTTCCGGCTCCGGCTGGTCCCAGAGCGGGTCGACGGCACGGTCGTAAGCGAGTTGCGCGTTGCTGAAAGCCGCGCGGTTGCGGCGCTCGCGGTATGTCCACATCATCCCCACCTCGCTGAACTGGTGTAGATCGCTTCCAGGTACTGGTCGCAGATGCGTTTGGCCCGCTCGCACCGGTCAACGTCGAAGAGTCCGAGGTGGCATTCGGGCGGCATGATCTGGAGTTCGGCGGCGAGCCAGGCGTAGGCCTGACTGCGGGTCATCAGCTTGTCGCGCCAGATGCGTTCAAATGGCCGCTTGCAGCGGTTGCGAGCGTCGCGCAGGGGCTTGTCGGCCAGCGTTCCCAATGGGACGTCGGTGTCGGGATGCAGGCCCACGTAAGCGCCGCAGCCCGTGCCAGTGCAGGCGTAGGCATACGGCCAGTCGCCGTACTCTCGGCCGTAGATCACCCGGTTGCTGACCAAACGGACCAGGCCGCCGCAGTGCGGGCAGCCGATGGGGATTGGCTGAGGATGCTTGATGCGCTTCAGCGCGCCGCGGCTTACGTGCGGCAGCGGTGCCGGCGGCACCAGTTTCTCCGGGCTGTTCGCTCGTGGGTCGATCATTGCGTGTGCTCCGTGGTTCACCTGCATTCGGCAGCACCCAGGCACACGGCAGTCGTGCCCGGTGGGGCGCCGTGGTGGGTGCTCTCGAATGGAGGTTGAAAAAAGCCCGGCCGGAGCCGGGCAAAGAGGGGGGCTGATGCTTACGCATCGAAGAGTGATCTGCGCTGCCGGCTCTACTTGAACTACCTCCAGCCTCTGGCTGGCGCGCTAAGCATCGACACGGCTACTACTACAGCGGCGTGCACACCGCTTACGCCTCGATCGTGTCTACGCAACCCTTCACGCCCTCGCGATGGGCCGTTTACGGGTTCACAGATGCGCCACAGCAGCGCAGATCACTCTTCGATAGGCCCTGGCTGTGCCAGGAAAGAGAAGGGCGCCGCCAAGCGCCCTGTCTCCACTTACATGCACCGCCTTATGTGAAAGCGGTTGGGTACAGGCTCGACCGCATGTTGGCGATCTGCCCTTGGGGCTGGGCTACATGTCGAGATCCTCCGTTGTGCGCGCCGTTGGACCGGCGGGCGCTCGCCGTGGGTTAAACGCCCGGCAATGGGCCAGGCGCCGAAGTCAGGAGATCGCGGTGCAGGCCCGCAACGCCACCGGCGCCGACTGGCCTTCGATCCAGATAACCGCCGCCCCGCCAAGCGACACACTGGCCCGGCCGACGGTGCGGGTGCGCTGCGGTTCGGCCCCTCGGTACGGCCGGTACTCGATCAGCGCTGGCGCCGGGTGCTCGCGGTTCCAGGCATCGACCAGTTCCGCCGGCGGCACCGGTCGGACGTTGCCGATCTGCTGGTAGATCTCGGAGCGGTGGATGGCAACGTCGTCCGGGGCAGTGATGCCGAGGCGGATCTGGTCGCCTTGGCTGCCGAGGACCGTGACGGTGATGTTGTCGCCGATATGCAGGGTTTCGCCGGGTCTTCTGGTCAGGATCAGCATGGTGTGACTCCGTTCGGGGTGACGGCCACCTCAGGAAAGCGGCGCGAGGTAAGCGGTCAGTACGGTTTCTCGACCTTTCCTTGGTCTTGCAGGCTCTTGACCTTGAAGAGCTCAGAGAGGATGTCATCCATCACCTTGCCCATCTGATTGCGCAGGCCGTCCTTCAGGTGACCGGTGATGTTCACGGCGCTGTCCTTCATCTGCTTCGAGAAGTCTTCGGCGCAGATTTGCGTCATCAGGTATTCGGCGCGGGTGACGGAGTTGTAACCGCCATCGGCTCTACCGGTGCGTGGATCGACCTTCGCAGACCAATAGCCGCTTACAGTTCGCTCCAGCTCTTTGCGAATGCTGGTCGGCTCACCTTCCGGCTGCCCCCAAGCGGTGACGCGCTGGTAATCGCGCTCGAAGCAGTTGTGCACGGTTTCGTCGATTGCTTTCTCGACCTGGGCCATTGCGCGTTCGGCGAAGATCTTGTCGATGCGCGATTTCACTTCCCTGGCAATCAGCCCTGAGAGTTCGCTGTCATGGCTCAGGATCTCGTCTGCGGCTTTCGCGACGATGGCGGCTTTCAGGTCTTCTTCATTGATGTTCAGCATATCCGTGCCCTCCAGGGCTGGTGTTCGGTGACTTTGCGGCGTCAGCCCGGCGATCCGGGACGACTTCCATTGCCTCGGCGACGATCTTGTGAGCCCCTTCGGAGTCCACCGTGGCGAACCCCTTTTCGGCGTAGTCCCACTGCTCGTCTTCATCGCCGGGGAAGTTGCTGCACGCCACTGAACAGACGCCAAGCCCGTCGGGCTTGAAGTAGAGGCGCACCTCCGGGCCGTCATCCCCGCGATCAAGCATCACGAGCACCTGGCCCAGGTCTTCGAACTCGAACAGCTTCACGAACTGCTTCATTGGCATTCCTCAGGTTGGTTTCCCTGATGCCCCTCGCGAGAAGGGCATCGAGGAAATCGGTGTTGCTGTTGCCCGGTTAGCGCTGGGCGGCGCTGCGCATCGCGTGCGGGTCGTTCACACGGTTCGGGCATTTCGCCCTCGATCAGCCGTCTCCGGTCGCCCCTTGCCGCGGGGTCGCCATCGCGTTGGCAGGCTTTCCTCGTTCGCCTGTCTGATCGCCGGTCGCCGCAGAGGCGATGCGTTCTGCTGTTGATGTTGCTCACCCGACTTTCTGTCGCCCCACGGGTGATGGCCGGGGCTGCCTCGCCGCGTTGCGGCTAGCTGTTCATGGCGCGGGTTGTGAAAGAGCGGTCGGCTCGGTGGCCTGGCCGGCGGTGTGTTGCTGGCGTGTGTAGAAAAATACACAACGTATTTATCATGGTCAATACAAAATGTACTTATTTCTTCGAAAGAAAAGCCCGCTTGAGGGCGGGCTTGATGGTCAAAGATCAGCGAGGGAGCTCGACGTACCAGTAAACGAACAAGCTTCCGTCATCCCGAGCCTCGACATTTACGCCGTCGATACTGCGGAGGTCTCGTTCCAGTCGAAGCCAAGCCCATTCCGGTTCGTTGCTCGCGCGCTTGATCCGCACGGACTGTTGGACTTGCGCCTGGGGGCTTTCAATCAGCGCCCGGACTCGGTCGACGACAGCGATATAGGTGGTTTCGGACCATGGAGAGAACAGCATTCCGAGTACTCCTTGTGCTTCGATGCTGGCAGTTGCTGACAGAATTCTGCTATAAAAATACTGTACGAATATACAGTTTGGAGGATTCTTTCGATGGCCAAACAACAGAAGAAGCAGGACGCGAAACCGATGGCTCCGGTTGAGAAATTGGGGCTCCGCATATCGGAGATGATCAACTCACCGAAAGCCCAAGACCTGCGAAGGGTGACGATCCACCGCTTGGACACGGATCCCGATGAAGCGTGGGAACAGGTGATGGAACTGCTGTCCGAGACCGACGGCATTGACATGGTTTTCAACGACGACGGCACGGTAACGCTGAAGTGGGAGGAGCGGGAAGGAAGTGACGACCAGGTGGAAAGCCAGAGCGAGGATATGGCGACCTATCAGATCAAGAGGAAGGGTAGCTGATCGGCGGGTAAGGCCGCCTTAGCCCTATGTGCCAGGCGGCCAAATTCGGACAATCACCTGAACTTGCGGATAGCTCGGGTGACAACGCCGACCATCTCGCAGTTGTCGTCGATGGATAGCATGCGATATGCGGGGTTCAGGGGTTTCAAGTACTTCTGGCCTGCGTCGGACACGAACTGTTTGAAGGTTGCCTCGTTGCTGTCGGCCAGCTTCGCAACCACCAGATCGCCAGGCCTCGGCTCGAGCCCGGTGTCGACGAGAATCAGCATGCCTTCCGGAATGCTTTCGCCGGCCGGGGCCGTCATCGAATCCCCCTTCACCTCCAGCCAGAATGAGCTTCCCTTACCCTTGTAGTCACTGAGTTCGAATGTATCGAAGCCGGCCGGCTCTATCGCTTCGCGCCAAGCGCCTGCGGCGACCCAACTAACTATCGGGTATCGATACATGCGGGTCGGCTGATCTGCTGGTGCCACGTTCTGCACTCGATCATCAGGCAACTGGATTGTGAGAGGGGGCAGATTGAGCAAGGTCAACATTTGATTGATGTCGGCAATGCTGGGCTCTCTCCGCCCGTTTAGCCAGTGCGCTACGGCCCCCTGAGTTTTCCCCATCTGCTCTGCGAGCTGCGCTTGTGTGATGTCCTGCCGCGCCATGGCATTGCGGACTATCTGTATCCAGTTATTCATGGGCGGAATGCTACAGACCGTATTAGCAAGTGCAACGCACGCCATGTACTAATCCTTGCAAGAAATAAGTACGAAATGTATTTTCAAAAAAGGACACTTCACCTTGGAGGAAGCCATGAGTGCCTTGAAAGCCATCCGCAAGCAGGCGGGTGTGACCCAGACCCAGCTTGCCGAGCGAGTTGGGCTGACCCAGGCCGCGATCGGCCACTACGAAACAGGGCGCCGTAAGCCTGGGCTCAGTGAATGCCGACGTATCGTGGCGGCACTGAACGACCTTGGTGCTGAGTGCACGCTGGCTGAAGCTTTCCCTGAGCCAGAGCATGACTCGCTTGCTGTATCCGTCCAAATGGCGTCCTGACCATGTCGACGAGCAAGTTAACCCCCGAGCAATCGAGCTCTAGCTTCGGCGGGGTGGTAGGCGGCCTTACCTTCACGCAGTCCCAGCTTGGCCTGGTGCTGCTCGCCAATCGCTGCGAGCCGGACAGCACTGAGCTGTTCCTCCGCGTCACCGCCCACGATCTACCCGTCCAGTTCTACACGCCGCTGCACACCAGCCATGGACCTCGGATCGGGTTCCTCCATTTCACGCTGGGCTCAACGGAGGAGGTGGGGGGCGTCACGACAGGAACGTACGAACTATCTCGACTGCTCGAGGCAGATTGTCCATGCCCAGGTCCAGTAGTCGCGTTGTCAGGTGTTTTATGGAATCGGCGGGCAGTCCTCGAAGCGCTTGAACAAGCTGGGTTTTCTCCTCCGGCGTCACCTGCTGATCACTCGCCTTGGCGAGACGTAGCTCGATCATCTGGCGGAGAGAGTCCTCATGAAACTTGATCGTCACCGGCCCCAGGATTGCGCTCAGGCCGCCGTCATCTGCCAGAAAGTCGATTCCCTTGGCGCTGATCTCTGCGTACAGCAGCTCGCGCCCCTCGCTCATGAGGTCAGTGATCTTCGCCCGGATCAGGCCGTGCTCGTGCAGGTAGGCGCAGCAGGCGGTGAGCATCTTGGTGTCGTCGAAGAGATCGGAGAGCCCATCGGTATGTACCGGATCGGGATACGCGTCCGCCAAGCGGTCCAGAACGGCTTTCTGAGTCGTGCGATCGATTTTCAAGTTTTCAGCCTCCTCGGCCATCGCGCTGTAAGGGGAGCCAGGGATAGCGCGGTCATCCGTGCGTCATGGCGAAATGATCCTAACCGTGTGGGAGACGCAGTGCATGCGGAATGAGTCGCACACCCTGATTTCCACGCTGCTCGGCGTGGTGAACCAATGGCGCCGCCGAGAGGGGTGGAGCCGCGAGACCGTCGTCCAGCACATCGTGGAGGCGCACGAGCGCATCCAGGGAGCGCTGGTCACCGGCATCGTCTTCGATCCGCCAACGCGCGATGCAACCGAGCGGATGAAGGTCAACGCCGACCGCGTGTTCCGCTGGCTCGACGACGGAACCAAGGACACCAACCTGGTGCCGGCGAACTTCGTACCCAGCATCCTCGCCGCGCTGCCGACTGACCTGAAGGTCCAGGCCCTGGGCGACATCCTGACGCCGCTGGGCGTGTCGGTGCGCTTGATCGGCGGCGATGCCGGCCAGCGGCCGGAGGTGCTCTGCATGCTCCGGACACTCATCAAGGAGAACGGTGAGGCGCAGCAGGCTGTTGCCAACCTCGTCGACGGCGCTGATGACCAGGAACTGCAGGAGGCCCACCGGGAGCTCTCCGAATCCAGGGCGGCGACAGATGAGGCGCTGCGGATGATCGACCAGATGCGCCGGCCGCGCCTTGTTCAGGGGTAGCCGTGCCGTCCTTCCAGATTGGCCAGCCGGACGGCGAAGAGTTCCGTGGTCCGGACGCTCGCCCGGTCACCGAGGTACTCGATTGCGTGCTGAGCGGGCTCGGTAGAGCCGTACCAGTCCCGGCGGGAAGCGTCGAGTTTCACCAGCAGATGGCTCTGCAGGCCGCCCACCAGATCAAGCAGAGCTACAGCCATATCGCGAAAGAGAAAGCTCGCCGGGAGTGCCTTGCGCATCTCCGGGCATCGTTACGCAGGCCGAAGGAGGCCTTCCATGCAAATCCCTGAGCCACTTGTTCCGCTCGAGTGTGACGTGCGGGACTCACCCATTCCGACCGACATGCTCATAGAACTGGCCATGACCATCTTTGGCCTCAGCATGGAAGAGGCCGAGAGCAAGGTCCGCGCTGCGATCTCCGACAACCCCGTAAATCTTTCGGAGATTGGCCATGGCTAACCAATGGTTCCGCATGTACGCGGAGTTCGCCACCGACCCGAAGGTCCAGATGCTGAGCGAGGTCGACCAGCGCCGTTACATCATGCTGTTGTGCCTGCGTTGCGGAAACGGAGATGTAACGTTTCATGATGATGAGGTCGCGTTCCAACTGCGCATCAATTCCGAGGAGTGGGCCGCGTCGAAAGGGCGCCTACTGGGGAAGGGGCTGATCACCGAAGACAACATTCCCGCCAACTGGGACAAGCGCCAGTTTTCCTCGGACTCAAGCACGGCGCGGGTTGCAGCCCATCGTGCGCGAAAGAAACAAGCATGTAACGTTTCACGCAACAGCAATGGAACAAAAGCTAACGCCCTAGATACAGATACAGATACAGATACAGAAAGAGATAGTCCTACTGACGTAGGACTCGTTGACGCTTCGCCTCAACCGGGTCAGTCGAACGACCAAGACCTGTTCGAACCTGATCAACCCGAACACCTCAACGGACACCAGCACGGAATCAAACCGTGCCCGGCACAGGCCATTGCAGACCTGTACCACCAGGTGCTGCCAGAGCTCCCAGCAGTCGCCCTGCTGAACGACACCCGACGGCGCCACCTGCAAGCCCGATGGAGGGAGCACGAAGCCCACCGCTCGCTGGACTTCTGGCGAGAGCTCTTCGAAACCGTCAAGGCCTCCCCGTTCCTGATGGGCAATGTCCCCGGTCGCAACGGTGCGAAGCCATTCCGCGCCACGTTCGACTGGATCATCGCGCCGTCGAACTTCGTGAAGATCGTCGAGGGAAATTACCATGCGTGACCCGTTCAGCCTGGAAGCCGAGCATGGCGTTCTGGGTGCCATGCTCCTGCGCAACGAGTTGATCGACGTGCTGTCGGCAGAGCTGACCCCGGAGGATTTCTACTGGCCAGAGAACGGCGACCTGTACCGCGCCATCCTGGCTCTGCACAGCGACAGCCAGCCGGCAGACATCGTGACCGTCGGTGAATTCCTGGGCGACCGATACCAGGTCCAAACCACTGACGGGGTGATCACCGGGCTGGCCTACATCGGCCAGATCATCCAGAACACTCCCAGCGTGGCGAACGCCGGAACCTACTCGCGGATCGTTCGGGAGCGAGCGGTTGACCGAGCTCTGGCGGCTGCGGGGGACAGACTTCACGAGTTGGCGCTCAGCGAGGCCGCCCAGGCCGACAAGGTCGGCGCCGCCCAGGCCATGGTCATGGCGCTGGACTCTAAGACTTCGACGCACGAGGTGCGCCATGCCGCTGACGTGCTGACCGACCACATCGAGGAGTTGCAGCGCCGCTCCGACCTCGGCGGGAAGCTGGATGGTCTGGCAACCGGCATCGGCGACCTGGACCAGAAGCTTATGGGCCTGAAGCCTGGCGACATGGTCGTGATTGCTGGTCGTCCTGCAATGGGCAAGACCGCGCTGGCGATCAACATCGCCGAGCACGTCGCCTGCGACCTGGGTGACCCGGCCCTGGTGGTCTCGCTGGAGATGACCAACGGCGGGCTGATGGATCGCATCCTGGCATCGCTTGGTCGGATCCCGCTCACCGCGATCAAGGACGGCTCCGCACCGTCCAGCCATGGTGCCGACCTGGGATCTGCCTCTCTGAAGGTCAAGCGCTCGAAGTTGTACATGGCCGATCGCCCCGGGCTGAACGCCGCTCGACTGCGGGCCTTGGCCCGGCGTCACAAGCAGCGCCATGGGTTGAGCCTGCTGGTGGTGGACTACCTGCAGCTCCTGGAGAGCTCCGGCAAGTCGACTCGCACCGAGGACGTCAGCGACATGTCCCGCCAGTGCAAGCTGCTGGCTATGGAGCTTGGTATCCCTGTGATCGTCCTGTCGCAGCTCAACCGATCGCTGGAGCAGCGGCCGAACAAGCGTCCGATGATGTCCGACCTCCGGGAGTCCGGCGCGATCGAGCAGGACGCCGACGTGATCATGTTCGTGTACCGAGACGAGGTCTATCACCCGGACACCCAGTACCGCGGCGTGGCTGAGTTGATCATCGCGAAGCACCGCAACGGCGAGCCAAGCACTGTCCGGTGCGCGTTCCTGGGTAAGTACTCGCGATTCGAGCAGCTCGCTCCGGGCGCGCTGGACGAGTTCGATTTCGACGAGCCTCAACTGTCGCCGAAGGCCACCAGCATGGCGGAGCGCTACCGCGGGATGAAGGGAGGGCGCGCCAATGGCTGACCTCCGTCCAGTGATGTTCACCGTGCCCGGCGAGCCCGTTGGGAAGGGGAGGCCGCGTATCGGCCGCGTCGGCGCCCACGCCAGGATGTTCACGCCGGCGAAGACGGCGAACTACGAGGGGTTGATTGCGCACAGCGGACAGCAGGCCATGGCAGGTCGCGCGCTGTTCGAGGGCCCAGTGCTGGTCGAGCTCGACATCGCGCTGAGCATCCCTCAATCGATGTCGAAAAAGCGGAAGTCGCTGGCGCTGGCCGGCGGCCTGTACCCCACCAAGAAGCCCGATATGGACAACGTGATCAAAGCGATCTACGACGGCCTGAACGGCGTTGTCTGGAAGGACGACGTCCAGGTCGTGAAGGCGGTGGTGGGGAAGCGCTACGGCGAAACGCCAGGCGTGCGAGTGAAAGTCGTCCCTCTCCTCGAGGGCGAGCAGTGACTACAGGAAACTACAGGGGAGAGTCGAAATGAGACTGATCAGCGCGCGCCAGGCTTGGCAGGACGCGTACCACATCCCGGGCGCGTCGGTGATGGCGAAAGCTATCGAAGACGCCGAAGAGGCCACACGGAAGACCAGGGCGAAGCGCCGCAAGAAACTGGTGGCCCGCTTCCCCGAGGGGTACCAGGGCGAGAGCAAGGAGCCGGAGGGCCTGTTCCCCATCGACTCCCAGATCATCGCCGCCTACGAGACGCGGACCGGGCGGGCCGCGGGAAACCTGAACCGCTGCCAGCACATGCTCGCCGCCGGCAAGGTGATGCATGCGATCAGCACGCTACCGGCGCCGCTGCAGCATCTCGGACACTTCCTGTACTCGCCGCTGGCGAACGGGGTCGACCAGAACCGCGCGCAGTCCTTCCTGTACTTCTCGGCGGATCTCCCGAAGATGAACAAGCCCCGCCAGGAGGTCGCTTACTGGGTGGCCTTGGCGGCTATGCACTCGTGGAAGGACATGGTCAACGGCCGGGAGGAGTGGTGGCCTGGCAAGGTAATCCAGTTCCTGGCGGACTGGCCCGGGTTCGTACTGTACGCCGCGAATTGGGAGCGTGACTGGGCGGCGATCTGGGAGATTTTCATGCAGGAGCTCAATCGGCTGGACGCCCAGGCGCTGGTGCCGGTGGCGCAGGTCGTTGCCGCCCAACGAGACGCCGCTTGACATTTTGATAAGAGATTTGGGAGTATTTTCCCAGTTTGCGAAGTAGCACCCAATCAAAAGATTCCCCCGAAAACCCGGCCCTGGCGCCGGGTTTTTTCGTTTCTGGAGTACCACATGGCTGAACCGACGAGCAGCGGAGCAGTAGCAGCAGCCGGCGCCGTCGGGCTCACTGCCACCGCGATCATCCCCGGAGTCGACGTCAATGCGGTGATCGGCGGCTTCGCCGGCGCGCTGCTGTTCGTGCTCTGGGCTCACGACCTGACAATGGCCAGGCGCCTCGGCTACCTGCTGGCGTCCTGGGTCGGCGGCTACTACGCCGCCACCGAGGCTGTCGGGCGGGGCGCGACCCAGTTCTCCGGGCTGCCCGCACTGGTCACCGCCGCGCTGATCGTCACGATCCTGATCGGCGTGCTCGACTGGATGATTGGTGGCCGCGCGCCGGCATGGCTCCAGATCGTTCTGCAGCGCATCGTCGGCATGATCGGAGGCCGGAAAGATGGTTGACCTGGTGACCCTGGCGGCTGCGGCCGTCTGCGGCGCTATCAGTTGCCGCATCTTCACGTACCAGCGCCACGGCGCGACGTACCGGTTTGGCGTCTCGCTCTGCGCGTACATCCTCGCCGCTGGGACCGGCATGCAGGCGCTGTCGATCAGCTTGGCTGTTCTGATGGCGCGCCACGCAACGCCGATATCGCCCTACCTGCTGGCGGTCCTGCTGGTGCTGCTGGTGCTGGTCTACCGCAACAAGGGCAACATCGCGCCCATCCTGAGGCTCAGTTGAGGTGATCCATGGCGCTAACAGCAAAACAGCGCCGCTTCGTCGCCGAGTATCTGCTCGACCTCAATGCGACCCAGGCGGCAATCAGGGCCGGGTACAGCAAGAATCGCGCGTCCGAGATCGGTTACCAACTGCTGCAGAAGCCGGACATCACATCCGCCATACAGGCGGCTATGAAGGAGCGCGCCGAGCGCACCAGGTCTGACGCCGACTACGTCGTCCGGCGCCTGGAGGAGATCGATCAGATGGACCTCCTGGACATTGTCAACGATGACCTGACCCTCCGCCCGCTCAGCCAGTGGCCCAAGGCCTGGCGCCAGTACCTCAGCGGCTTCGACTTGGCCGAGATGTTCGAGGGCAAGGGCGATTCCCGCGCGGCGGTCGGCATCCTCAAGAAGATCAAATGGCCGGACAAGGTGAAGAACCTGGAACTGCTCGGCCGCCACCACGGCGTGTTCACCGACAAGTTCGAGCACTCGGGCCCCGGCGGCGGCCCGATTCCCACCATGCCGACCATGATCGAACTGGTGGCGCCTGGTGAAAGCACGGATTGAACTCCCACCGAAGCTGATTCCGGTCTTCTCCGGGCCCGCGAGGTACAGGGCCGCCTACGGCGGGCGCGGCAGCGGCAAGACACGCAGCTTTGCCAAAATGGCGGCGATCCGGGCCTACATGTTCGCCGAGGCTGGTATCTCCGGGCAGATTCTCTGCGGCCGGGAGTACATGAACAGCCTGGAAGACTCCTCTATGGAGGAGGTCAAGCAGGCGATCCGGTCCGAACCCTGGCTCAACGCCTACTTCGAGATCGGCGAGAAGTTCATCCGCACCCGCAACCGACGGGTGTGGTTCTCGTTCTCCGGCCTACGCCACAACCTCGATAGCATCAAGTCGAAGGCGCGCATCCTCATCGCATGGGTCGATGAGGCCGAGAACGTCAGTGAGATCGCCTGGCAGAAGCTGGTGCCGACGGTTCGCGAGTGCGACTCCGAAGTCTGGATCACCTGGAACCCGGAGAAGGACGGCAGCCCTACCGACACCCGGTTCCGGAAAAACATGCCGGCCGGCGCCAAGATCGTCGAACTGAACTACACGGACAATCCCTGGTTCCCCGACGTCCTCGATCAGGAGCGCCTGAACGACAGGGAGTCGCTGGACGACCAGACCTACGCTTGGATCTGGGATGGCGCCTACCGCGAGAACAGCGACGCGCAGATCCTGTCCGGCAAGTACCGAGTGGCGGAGTTCACGCCTGAACCGGGCTGGGATGGCCCCTACTACGGGCTGGACTGGGGGTTCAGTCAGGACCCCACAGCCGGCGTGAAGCTCTGGGTGCACGATCGCCGGCTCTGGGTCGAGTACGAAGCCAGCAAGGTCGGCCTCGAAAACGACGACATCGCCCAGTTCATGATCGACCGTCTGCCTGGCATCGAACTGCACGCCGTGCGGGCCGATTCGGCCAGGCCGGAGACAATCAGCCACGTCAAGAGCAAGGGGCGTGACCACAAGCGCGCCAACTTGCCGCGCATCGAGCCGGTGGCGAAGTGGCAAGGCAGCGTCGAGGACGGCATCGCGCATCTGCGCAGCTACGTCGAGATTGTCATTCACGTGCGCTGTACCGGCTTCCTGCGCGAGGCCAGGCTCTACAGCTACAAGGTCGACCGCCTGACCGGTGACGTGCTCGCCGAGATCATCGACAAGAACAACCACTTCATGGACGCGAGCCGGTACGCGTTGGGCCCGCTGATCAAGCGCCGCGGCGCGGTCGGTATGCTGCTACCCGGAGCCCGCTGATGGCCATCTTCATCCTCAAGGAGCGCGCTACCAGCCGCTCCATGGTTGTCCGTGCGCGCTGCACTACATGCGCCCGCACCGTGGCGGTCGAGAACGCCGGTGCCGAAGGGACGATGGTATGGCGTGACCCCAACCTCTCTTCTGTCGAACTGGTCCGCGAGACGGACAAGCCAGGCCTCATCCTGAAATCGGACTGACCATGACTGACAAACTCGACCTCGCGGTCAATCACGCGATGAGCAGTGCCATCGCGCGTGCCCGAATGAGCCTGCTGAACCAGGGCATTGGCCATGACGCGAAGCGGCCCCAGGCATGGTGCGAGTACGGATTCCCCCAGGAAATCACGTTCAACGACCTGTACACCATGTACCGCCGGGGCGGCATCGCCCATGGCGCGGTCGAGAAGATCGTCACCACTTGCTGGAAGACGAATCCGCAGGTCATCGAGGGTGACGACCAGGACCGCTCCAAGGACGAAACCGAGTGGGAGAGGAAGAACAAGCCGTTGATAGCAGGCGGCAGGTTCTGGCGGGCTGTCTCCGAAGCCGACCGGCGCCGCCTTGTTGGTCGTTATTCCGGGTTGCTCTTGCACATCAGGGATAGCCAGCCGTGGGACAGGCCTGTCACGGGAAAGGTCAATGGCCTGGCGAAGGTCACCCCGGCCTGGGCCGGGTGCCTTAAGCCCAAGACGTTTGACGAGAAACAGGATAGCGAGACCTACGGGCAGCCCACCATGTGGGAATACACCGAGGCCTCCCAAGCCGGTCGTCCCGGTCTGGTGCGAGATATCCATCCGGACCGGGTGTTCATTCTCGGAGACTGGACCGGCGATGCAATCGGATTCCTGGAGCCTGCCTACAACTCCTTCATCAGCTTGGAGAAGGTCGAGGGAGGCAGTGGCGAATCGTTCCTGAAGAACGCCGCACGCCAGCTCCTGCTGAACTTCGACAAGGAGATTCAGCTCGGCGAGATCGCCAGTACGTATGGGGTGACGATCGATGCGCTCAACGAGCGCTTCAACGAGGCAGCGCGTCAGTTAAACCGAGGGAACGATGTCTTGCTCCCAACCCAAGGGGCGACCGTCACGCAGATGGTGTCTGCTGTTTCGGACCCCGGCCCAACGTACAACGTCAACCTGCAAACCGCCGCCGCCGGCGTCGACATCCCGACCAAGATTCTGGTGGGCATGCAGACCGGCGAGCGGGCGAGCAGTGAGGACCAGAAGTACCACAACGCCAGATGCCAGGCGCGCCGGGTGCAAGAACTGACGTTCGAGATCAACGACCTGTTCGCGCACCTGATGCGCATCGGCGTGGTTCCGCTGAAGGCTGAGTTCACCGCGATCTGGGATGACCTCACCGTGCCGACCAAGGCCGAGCGCTTGGCCAACTCCAAGACCATGAGCGAGATCAACAGCGCCGCGATCGGCACTGGCGAGCCCGTGTTCACGGCGGAGGAAATACGCGAAGAAGCTGGATACGACCCGCTCGAGGGTGGCGATCCGCTGCCTGACACCGAACCGGAGGATGAAGATGCCGCGCGCACCGATCCTACCGGCGAGCAGCAGTGACCCGACCGGGGTAGATCGACTGGAAAGGGGCGCAATGCGCGAGTTCGACAGGCGCATGCGGAAAATCCGGGATGGCTATGTCGCTGCCTTGGACCGAATCCCGGCCCAGCCGGTGGTGAATGAGCAGTACACCTACCGTCTCGACCAGGCCCTTCTCTCCGCGATCTTCGCCGACACCAACCTGATGGTCGACGAGATACTGCAGGAGGGCGGGGAGCGCGACCTCTGGTTCTTCGAATCCTATGTCGGGGTTGCCTACATCCGCGGTACCGCACAGACGCATGCCAACCTGGCGCAGCAATCGCCTGCATACCGCGCCGGCCGGGAATCGCTGGATGTCCTGCTTCGATCCGACGCCTACCGCGCGCGGATGGCACTGCTTCGCGCCCGGGAGTTCGAGGAGATGAAGGGCTTGTCCGGCCAAGTCAAGGCCGACATGGCGCGCATTCTCGCCGAGGGCATGGGGCGCGGGAAGAATCCCCGCGAAATCGCACGGGACCTGACCGCGCAGACCGGCATCGAGGCGCGTCGCGGCCATCGCATCGCACGCACCGAAGTCACAACCGCTCTCCGAAGGGCTCGCTGGGACGAAAAAGACGCTGCTGAGGCCGACTACGGCGTTCAGTCGAAGCTGATGCATATGTCGGCCCTGTCCCCCAGCACCAGGGCAACCCATGCGGCCAGGCACGCCAGGCTCTACACCTCGGACGAGGTGAGGGACTGGTACAGTCGAGACGGAAACTCGATCAACTGCAAGTGCAGCCAGGTCGAGGTACTGGTCGATGACGAAGGGAACCCGGTGGTCCCGGCCATCGTCGAGCGCGCGCGCCGCAACTACCAAGTCATGAAAGCCAAAGGGCGCGGGCCCTGGGCGAAAGAGGATTGAGCCATGCCCATGCAGGTCAACATCACCACCCAGGTCAACAGCGCCAGCATTCGGCGTGAGACACACAACGGGCGCGAACATCTGGTTCTGCCGAGCTACACCCTGCCGGCCGGCGTGATCATGAACGGTGGTCTCTACACCGCCGAGCAGATCGACAAGCACTACCCAGGCCTGGAGGGAACGCTGGCGCCGCTCGGGCACCCGATGGTCGACGGGAAGTTCGTGTCTGCGTTCTCCCCTGAAGGGATCAACGCCGCCCACGTCGGCGCCTGGAACCGCAACGTGAAGAAGTCAGGCAACCGGGTCTACATGGAGAAGTGGGTCGACGTCGAGTTCGCCAAGTCCACGGAGGGCGGCCGTGAACTGTTGCAGCGCGTCGAAGCGCTGGAGAAGGGGGAGGACGTCCCCCCGATCCATACCAGCGTTGCCGCATTCCTCAATCGCATCGAGCCGAACGAAAGCCAGCGCGCCCAGGGCGCGGAGTGGGTCGCCGATATCCAGAGCATGGACCACGACGCGATCCTGCTGCACGAAGTAGGGGCGGCCACTCCTGAGCAGGGCGTCGGCCTGATGGTAAACGCCGACCAGGCTGTCCCGCTTCAGCCGAATTCCGGCGCTCTGGTTGGCGAGTCCTATCGGGAGCGGGAGCAGCGTCTCGATCGCGCCGCAAAGGAGCGATTCGCCCCCGGGCCCGACCAGTACGCATGGGTTGCCGACTTCACCGATTCTCAGGCTGTGATCAGCCGCAATGGCGGTGTGACCGAGGTGTACGGCTACAAGGTCGAGGCAGGGAAGATCGTCTTCGACGAATCCGGCCAGCCCGTTGTCAGGCAAGAGTCCTGGGTCGCCATGGTGGCCAACAGCATCAAGAACATTTTCACCCATCGTCAGGCTCGGCCTGATCAACCTGAGAAGGAGGGCGACATGCCCCTGACCCCCGAAGAAAAGGCCGAAATCGTGAAGGAAATCGGCACCAACACCTCCAGCGCCATCAAGGAACTGGCGGACACCATCATCAAGCCCCTGGCCGACAAGGTCGACGGCCTGGTCGCCAATCACAAGGCTCTGGCCGACACGCTGACCGCCAACCAGCGCGCCGAGGAAGACAGCATGCGCGAAGCGGTAAAGGCCAAGTTTGGCGAGGTCATCGCCAACAGCCTGGCCGGCGACGCGCTCAAGGAAATGTTCAAGCAGTGCGGCGAATCCGCTCCGCTGGGCGCCAATGCTGCCACCGACAAAGGCGGCCTCACCGCCGATATCGCCAACCTGCCGAAGGAGTAAGCCATGTCTCGCTATCGTCGAGTGAACATCGACGGCAAGTCGCTGTTCAAGACCGAAACCCGCAAGACCGCCGCGGCACTCCTGCCCGGCACGTTCGCCGTGATCAATGGCAGCGACCTGTTCGCCCAGGCAAGCGCCAGCGTTGGCCGCCTCTACGTCATCGACTGCGCTCACCACGAAGGACTCAACATCCGCGATGAGGTTCCCGCCGGCCATTCGGCCGTGGGCAACTACGTCGAAGAGGGTCGCGAGCTCGCCGTGCTGTGCCCGGCCGGCACCTACAAGAAGGACACGCCGATCAAACTCGGCACCAGCGGCCAGGGTGCCATCGCGTCGAGCGATACCGACACGGTCCTCGGGTACAGCCAGGACGATGCAGTCATCGCCTCCGGCGAAACCGACTTCATCCGCATCCGCTTCCGTGTCGGCAGTGTCGCCGCCCCGGCGCCCTAATAGGAGTACGGACACATGTTCCTCACCCAGCAAGCAATCGCCGCCCATCCTCGCCTGATGGGCCATTACCAGGAGTTGCAGGCCAACCGCAACATCTGGAACAACCAAAACGCCGCTATGCTCGCCGAGCACCGCGGCGCCATGACCCCGGGAATGCTGGCCTGCAATGCGCTGGCTGGCCTGGGTCGTGAGTTCTGGGCAGAGATCGACGCCCAGATCATCCAGTACCGCAACCAGGAGACCGGCATGGAGATCGTCAACGACCTCCTGCAGGTGCAGACCGTTCTGCCGATCGGCAAGAGTGCCAAGCTCTACAACGTGGTCGGCGACATCGCCGATGATGTGTCGGTGAGCATCGACGGCCAGGCCCCGTACTCCTTCGATCACACCGAGTACAACTCCGATGGCGACCCCATTCCGGTGTTCACCGCCGGCTACGGTGTCAACTGGCGCCATGCCGCCGGCATGAACACCGTCGGCATCGACCTGGTTCTGGACTCGCAGGCTGCGAAGCTCCGCAAGTTCAACAAGCGGATCGTTGCCTACACCCTGGACGGCGCCACCAACATCCAGGTCGAGAACTACCCGGCTCAGGGTCTGCGCAATCACCGCAACACCATCAAGGTCAACCTGGGCTCCGGCGCCGGCGGCGCGAACATCGACCTGACCACCGCCACCCAGGAGCAACTGGCTGCGTTCTTCACCACCGGCGCTTTCGGCCAGGCTGCCCGCAACAACAAGGTAGATGCCTATGATGTGCTGTGGGTGTCCCCGGAAATCTGGGGCAACATGAACCGCCCGGCAACCGTGGCAATCGGTGGTAGCACGATCCTGAGCGGCGGCACTGTTTTGCAGTTGATCACCCCGTTCATCCCGGCGCGCGCGGTTCGCCAGACCTTCGCCCTGTCGGGCAACGAGTTCCTGGGCTATCAGCGCCGCCGCGACGTGGTCACCCCGCTGGTCGGCATGGCTACCGGTGTTATCCCACTGCCGCGCCCGCTGCCGCAGGTCAACTACAACTTCCAGATCATGAGCGCCATGGGCATCCAGGTGAAGAAGGACGACGAAGGTCTGTCCGGCGTGATCTACGGCGCCAATCTGGCGTAAGGAGAGCGACATGCCCAAGTATGAGGTGATCAAGCCCTGGAACGGCGTTTCCAAGGGGCAGGTGCTGGAGCTCGAATCACTTGCCGCTGCGCTCCTGCCGAACGTGCGCGAGGTTGGCGCACTCAAGAACGGAAGCCTGACCTTGGACGTTTCGGCCCAGGTCGACGAAGCAGCCAGGCAAGCTCTCGCCGAAGCGCGTGCATCCGTCGATGCCATGATCGTTGACGCCAAGGCCCAGGCCGAAGGCATCATCGCCGCAGCCAACGCGGAAGCAGCGAGTATCCGGGAGCAGGCCAAGGCCCAGGCCGGCACCCTGACCCCGGCGATCCCGGACGGAAGCGAGCGCCGCGAGCTGATCAAAGCGCGCCTGAAGGAGCTGAAGATCGAGTTCGATGGCCGCCAGGGCGAGGAAGCGCTTGCCGCCCTGCTGCCGGAGGGCGAACTGGCGAAGCTGTTCCCGGCCAAGTGACCGGTGCGTGACGAGAGGCCGCCTGCGGGCGGCTTCGTCGTTTCTGGCCCCGGAAATGGGGCCTTCTTCTTCCAGGAATCGGACATGATCACAGTTGAACAGGCCCGGCAGTACCTGCAGAGCCAGGGCATCGACAACGTGCCCGATTTCATCCTCGCGGCGTGGATCGAGCAATTGCAGGAGATCCAGGACTGCCTGGATGCCCACTACCCGGCATCGACCGCGCTGCTGATTCAGGCCTACCTGCTGGCGCTGTTTGCGCTGGCCCAGGCCGACAAGTACATCAGCAGCCAGACGGCCCCATCCGGCGCTTCTCGATCGTTCCGCTACCAGGCCTTTGCTGATCGCTGGAAGGCGCAGTTGGCCCTGCTGAACGCCTTGGACAAGCACGGATGTGCGACGGGACTGATCCCGCCGAATCCAACCCAAACCGCCCATGGCGGCCTTTGGATCGCGCGAGGCGGCTGCATGTGTGGTGACTCATGAGCACGACAGCGAATTGGAGTTACACCAACACAGCGACGGTTCGGCCATTCCTGCACTTCGACCTTTCGACCCAGGAGGCCGTTTACGGCCCTGAGTACGAAATCGCTTGCACCTGGGTAGCGAAGGGAGAGCAGGTCCGCGACAACAGCGGCGCCGAATTCGTATCGCGACACCAGATATTCACCGAGGACCGCCGGCCGAAGTACCTGGACCTGATCCATTTCGACGGCTCCAACGGCTGGGAAGAGATTCGCTCGGTGACGAACTGGGACATGTCCTTCTTCGGTGAACAGCCCGACTTTCTGCTGGTGACCTGACATGGCAATCCAAGGAATCGACCGCGTCCGGCGGAATCTTCGTGTGGCTGTCGAAAACATCGCCGGCGGTGTTTCCGAGCGCGCAGTTTATGAGGTACTGAGCCAGGGCGCCGCAATGGCGCAGACCATGACGCCGATCGACACATCGACTCTCGTCAACAGTCAAACGGCCCCCCAGATCACTGTTGGCTCCAACGGGGTCGAGGGGAGCGTCGGTTACACCGCCGCCTACGCGGCGGCAGTCCACGAAGCGCCAGGTACTCTCGCCGGCCAGCCGCGCGACGAGAACGACCCCAGCCGGGGAGACTACTGGGATCCGAATGCGGAGCCTGAGTTTCTCACGAAAGGTTTTGACCAGATCATTCCAGCTATCCCGGCCATCCTCCGCAGGACCTACCGCGTATGACCCCCTACGACGCCTTCCAGGACTGGCTGGCTTCGATCCTGGGCGAGGGCTACCAGTACAGCCGTGGGATGTGGGTCGACCACCCCTCGCTCGACTCGGCATTCATCGCAGCGATCCAGCAAACCGGCGGTCCGCCGACTCAGGTCGACGTCCGTCGCCTGCGGTTCAAGGTGATCCTCCTCGGCCCGAAGGGCGTCCGGAAACACGTTGTCGACGTCGGCAACTCAATCGAGACCCTGGCGCAGGCAGCGCTTGGCGACAGCGTCCCCTGTGGCGCCGCATCTGTTCGGGCAATCGGAGAGCCGATCGGGCCCGGATACACCACGGAAAACCGGGCCTGGTACAGCCTGGACCTTGAAGTTCTCTACTAATCAGGAGGCCAGACATGGCTTGCAAGAAGCTCAAATTTCCGGGCCGCGACGTCGTGCTCGAGTATTACATCGGGTGCGGCGATGCGCTGCCGGCGGAGAATGACTGGCGCCGTTTCGGGTCGCTCCGCACGAAGGAGTTCACTGTCGAATGGGACACCATCGACGCAACCGACTCCGACTCGGTCGGCGCGCTGCGCGAGAACCTGGCCAGCTTCCAGACGCTGACCATTTCCGGTGACGGTACCGTAAAGGCCTCCGGCGCTGGCGCGCAGAACCTGATCGACCTGACGAAGCATGTCGTGAAACCTGACTCGACTGGCGGACAGCCTGTTGTCTGGATGCGCATGACTTTCCCGGACCTGACCTTCACCGCGTTCATGCTCATCAGCAACCTCAGTCGCTCCGCGCCGTACGACGATGTCACTACCTACAGCTTCGAGGCTTCGGCGACCGCTTCCGACTTCGGCCTGATCGTCGAGGATACCCCCGACGCGGATGCGCCGGACCCGACCAGCATTCAGGTCGTGCCGGAGACCCTCTCGCTTACCGTTGGCGAAGGCTTCAACTTCGAGGGCGTCGTGCTGCCTGTTGGCGCTCCGCAAGGCCTGCGCTGGACTTCCAGTGCGCCGACCGTGGCCGCGGTGAACGCGGTTACCGGCGAGGTGAGCGCGCTGTCGGCCGGCACCGCCACGATCACCGCTGCTTCCAGCGTCGCCCCGGGCGTCACCGATACCGCAACTGTCACGGTTGTCCCGCTGGTGCAGGGCATCACTGTCTCGCCGACCTCCGTCTCGATCGCCGAAGGCGCCACCCAGCAACTGACCGCCGCTGTATCCCCGACCGGTGCGGCTCCTGGCCTGGTCTACGAAAGCGCGGCGCCGGCGATTGCCACCGTGAGCTCGACCGGCCTGGTGACCGGTGTTGATGTCGGTACCACCACGGTGAAAATCACCAGTGCGGCACGGCCGTCGGTGAGCGTGACCGTTCCGGTAACCGTTACTGCACCGTGATCCTCACCGAGATCGGTGAGATAGGCGTACACACGGCCTCGGGGGAGTGCTTTCTCCTGCGGCCGTCCCTGTACGCCATGACCCAGCTCGGTACGCCGGCCGAGATTGTCGACGTCTTCGCGCGAGTCATGAGCGACCCGATCACCGAGAAGCACCAGGCGGACCAGTTCGCCGACGCCCTGGCCGTGGTGGTGGCCTGTAGTGAGCAGGACCTGTCCGACGTGTTTGGCTACTACGACCAGGACCTGGTCTACCGGCCAGGAACTGCGGACGTCGAGCACCTTGTGCCTCTCGCGCGCTGCCTGCTGAAGCACGGCGTCACAGGAGCGCTTCCGCCACTCCCCCGGCGCCACGACGAAGAGCCGAACTACTCGGGGGAATTCGTTGCGCGGGAGTACGTCGCGACGGCGATAGCGCATTTGGGGCTCAGCGAGCGCGACGCATGGTCCATGACCATGACCGGCCTGATCGGCGCTCTGCGCGCGAAATACCCCCCAACCGAATCGAACGCTCCGGGCGCCAGAGCCCCGACCGCGGAAGAGCATGACGCGACGATGGAGTGGTTCGACAAGATCGAGGCCAAGCGCAAGGCGCGGGCGAAAGGAGCACCCTGATGGCTGAGAATGTCGGCAGCATCTACTACACCGTCGAGGCGGATACCTCTGGCCTTGTAAACGGCACGAATGCTGCTGACCGTTCATTGGATCAGATGCAGGCAACCATGCGGCGTGCTGATAGCGAGGCGGCACGTCTCAACACGACTGTCACCAAGCTTTCGTCGGCTATTAAGACGATCATCGCGGCGTCAGCGCTCCGCGAGATGGCCAGCATGGTCCAGTCCTATCAGGAGATGGCTGACAGGGTTCGTCTGGCGTCTGCAAGCCAGGAAGAGTATGAAAACGTACAGGCCAGACTGCTCCGTACCGCCAACGGGACATACCGAGCGCTCTCCGAGGCGCAGGAACTCTACATCAGCACTTCTGCAGGCCTGAAAGCTCTCGGATACGACACAACGTCTGCACTGGATGTGATGGATTCGCTGTCGTATGCATTCGTGACCAATGCGACCAAGGCGGATGCAGCAGAGGCAGCGATCAGCCAGTTCTCCAAGGCAATCAACACCGGCAAGGTTTCGGCTGACCAATGGGAAACAATCTCCAGCGCAGTCCCGTCTGTTATTGAGGATATCGGCGCCGCTGCAGGTAAGACGGGGGCGGAAGTCAGGAGTCTTGGTGCGCAGGGGCAATTAACGGCGCAAATGCTCACCGAGGGTCTACGTAAGTCCTTAGAAGAGAACTCCAAGGCAGCCGCCGGCATGTCCAATAACCTGACCGATGCAGGGGTCAGGATTCGCACTGCATTTACTCAAGTCCTTGTTTCGTTGGAAGACCAGACTGGTGCCCTTCAAACATTCACCAATGGTCTTATTTCGGCTGCTGATGCGCTTCTTGAGTTCGGGCTTGACTCGGAAAAAATGGCAGCATTTCTCGACACTGCAACAGTCGCAGCAGCTTCTCTGGCCTCTGTTGTGGCTGGGCGTCTAGTTACCTCCCTGTATGCAGCAGGTGCGGCCCAAGTGCAAAGATTGCGGGCAACGCTTGAGCAGATAGCAGCTGATCGGAATGCTGCTATAGGTGCACTGCGCCGGGCAGAGGCAGAGAAGGCGGCGGCCGCCGCGGCTGTCGCTCTGGCTCAGGCGGACTTGAATGCCGCTAGGGGTTCGAATGCCCACGCAACAGCTCTAAACGCGCTGCTGGCCGCTAAAGAGCGCGACTTGGCCGCCACAAGGGCACTAACGGCTGCTCAAACAACGCTGAATGGTGTAGCAACCACCGGGACAGTGGTAATGGGAGGCCTTCGAGCGGCAATGGCGTTCCTCGGCGGACCGCTTGGGGTTGTTCTGTTGGCCGCAACCGCGATCGCAATATTTGCAACGAATGCACGGGAGGCGAAAGAGCCTACGGACCTTCTAACTCTGTCCGTTGAAAAGCTTGGACAGGCACAGCTGAAGGTTGCGCGACTGGATATCGACAAGCGAATCCAGGCAGTGAGCGACAAGCTCAAACTGCTTGGGGAAAACTATGCGTTCGCGGCAAAAGAAGCCCAGGGCTCTGGTCGAAGGGCCAATCGGTACGCTGAAGATGCCGTGCGTATCCAAGGCGCGGTCGAGGAGCTTACGCAGGAGCTTGACCAGCTACAGAAAAAACGTTCAGACGTCGACGCTGCCCTGGATAAAAAGAGTTCATCCCCATCCGGTAATGGCCCGGGTCGCCAGGCAAACCCGGAGGATACAAAGGCTCTCCAGAATCTTCGCGACGAGGCTGAACTATCTGCTCTCGCGGGTGAAGAACGGGCGAAGCTTGCCGCGCGCAAAAAGCTCAGTGCTGATGCCACAAAAGAGGAGATCGCGGAGGCGGAGCGTCTCGCTGTCCAGATATTCCGCAACAGCGAAGCGCGGAAGCAAGAGAAGAAGTCAGCCTCTGATACCGCCTCTACGGTCAAAAAGTCGATGGAGGATCAGCGTCGCGCTGCCTTGGACAATGAGAAGACTATCGGAGACCTTTCCCAGCAACTGGCACAGGCTGGACTGAAGGGAAAGGAACTGGCAGAAGCTGGGGCGCAATCTCGCCTTAATCCATTCGCCACGCCGGAGCAGGTCGCCCAGGTCCGCGCGCTCGCCGCGGCACTGTACGAAGCGCAACAGATCGAAGCCAACAAGCAGTTGCTGGGTCAGATGGACCCGATCGCCGGCGAAGATCAGCGCTATCAGACCGAACTGGAGAACCTGAAGAAACTGAACGAGGCCAAATTGCTCGAGGACCAGCGCTACCTGGAACTCAAGACGCAGGCAGAGCAACAGCACGATGCCACGATGAAGCAACTGGAGGAGGAGCGATTCCGCCGCCAGGCTGCTGGCAACGAGATGATCATGGCAACGCTTGATCAGGTGCAGCAGGCCGGCACGAACGCTCTGACAGGGCTGATAACCGGGGCGAACAATGGTGCCGACGCCATGCGACAACTGGCCGGCGCTATGCTGAACCAAGTCGTCGGTGCCCTCGTCAAGGTCGGCATCGAGCAGGCGAAGAACTTCATCATGGGTCAGGCCCAGCAGGCGGCTGCGGCGACGACAGCCGCAGCGACCGGCGCCGCTATGGCTTCTGCCTATGCGCCAGCCGCTGCTGCCGCTTCGGTTGCGTCATTCGGCGGGGCGGCAACGGCTGGTCTTACCGCAATGGCGGCCGCCATCCCGGCAATGCTTGGGATGTTCGCTGGAGGTCGCCAGTACGGCGGTCCCGTAGGGGCGGGCGGCATGTACCGGATCAACGAGAACGGCGCACCAGAGGTATTCCAGGCTGCGAATGGCCGGCAGTACATGCTGCCGAACACCCGTGGAGAGGTGATCAGCAACGGCGACGCCTCCGCTCAAGGCTCGCCGCAGATCAGCCTGCAGATCATCAACAACGGTCCGCCGGTTTCCGCCACCGCCGCCATGGACGGGAACAACCTGCGGGTAACTCTCGATGCGGTCGAGCAGGACTTTGCCAACAAGGTTTCGTCTGGCCAGGGGCTTTACCCGAAAGCAATCGAAGGCGCCTATGGATTCAAGAGGGCAGGGCGATGATCAAATGGCCTGATGGCCTTCCCTTTCCGCTCAGGGAGGGGTACGGCTTCAAGACGGTTGAACCAATGGCCAGGACCGCCCTCCAGAGCGGCCGGGCACGCTATCGACGGAACTTCAGCGGCGTGCCGGTTGCTCTGGAGGTTTCCTGGCTGTTCACCGCTGAGCAGGCGCGTCTGTTCAAGGGGTGGTACCGAGACGTCCTGAAAGACGGCGTCAAGTGGTTCGAGTGCGATTTGCGTACGGAAGAGGGAATCGTTCCGTGCAACCTGCACTTCGAGGGGATCTACGACGGTGGCTATCTCGTCGGGCGCGACCACTGGCGCTTCAACGCGACCGTCGTGATGCGAGAGCGCTCGATCATCGATCCTGGGTGGGCCGAGATTCTGCCCGAGTACATCCTCCTCGCGGATATCTTCGACATCGCGATGAACAGGGAGTGGCCTCGACATGGCGACGGCTCTTGAGCGCTTCTATGCCTCCGGCGGTGAAGACCTGAAGCTCGCCACGGTCGAGTTGTCATGCCCGGCGTGGCCGGAGCCTATCCTCATCTGCCAGGGCTATGACGACATCACCTGCATGACCGAAGACGGGCGGCTACTTACGTTCATCGCTGGCGCTATCGACGTATCGATTCCGAAGCGAGACAACAGCGGAAACCAGAACGTCGGATTCGCAATCGACAACGTGACCGGATTCGCCCAGCAGCGTATCAACGAAGCCCTGGAGGCTGGCGAGTATGTGACCCTGATCCTGCGGATGTACCTGGAGAGCGATCTCACAGCGCCCGCTGAGCGGCCATACCGCATGAGGGTCAAGACGCCGGGTTTCGAGGGTCTCACTGCTCAGGTCGAGGCCGGTTACTACGACCTCATCAACACCGCCGCGCTGCGCCACATCTACAACGTCAGCGAGTTCCCCGGACTCAAATACTGGCCTTGATCCCATGCCGAACAGATACCTCACCGCCATCTATACCGAGGGCGGGCGGTCCCTGCCGTGCCTGGACTGCTGGGGCCTGACGCTCATAGCGCGGGTTGAGCTGTTCGGACTGCCGATGCTGACCGACTTCGGTGGTGTCACGCGACTCACCCCGGTTTCGATGCAGCGGGCGTGCGATATGGAGATCCAGCGCGCGCTCGAGCAATGCGAGCCAGGACCTGGGGTCATCGCCGCGGCCTATAGAGGGCGTCTGCTCGATCACGTAGGCCTGCTGGTCGAGGTAGATGGACGCCTCCGGGTTCTCGAAATCAACCCGGGAAGCGGGGTTTCACTCACCCCGCTCCGGAAGTTCTCTGATAAATACTCCAAGGTGGTCTTCTACCGTGATCGAAATCTACCCATCGCTCCTTGACGGAGAACCGCTGGAGCGGCATCCGATCGGCCGCAGGATGACTATTCATGCGTGGCTGACCGCGAACTCTCCGGGATACTGCTGCCACGATGTACACCCGTTCTCCATCGGTGTTGTCCCCGCCGAGGTTGCGCTCTGCGATGACCTGACCGACAAGCAGAAAAAGGGGCATGAGGAATTCATCCACCCCGGCGAGTGGGCCGAGCGCATCATCGACCGCGGCGACATTGTGCGTATCTACAAGCTGCCGCGCGGGACTGATCCGTTCACGATCACCGCGGCACTGTTCAAAGGCGTCCAGTCCGCATTTCGGATGCTCATGCCACAGTTGCCCGGCATGCCCACAAACCCGGGGCAGGGCGAGTCTCTGGCTGACTCCAGCGCGCGAGGAAACAAGGTCAAGCTCGGCGACGCAATTCGCGAAGTTGCCGGCCGCCGGCTGATCTTCCCCGACTACATCCTGCCTCCCAGGAAGTATTTTGCCGGCCCGCGCGAGCAGTGGACCGAAATGCTGCTGTGCATCGGCCGTGGTCGGTTCCAGATCCAGGAGGGCGGGGTCAAAATCGGCGATACCACGTTCCTCGCGCTCGGCGCGGAAGCCTCTTTCCAGATTTTCGAACCAGGCCAGAGTCTCGGTTCCCACCCATCCGCCATCTGGTGGCACTCCGCGCCGGAGGTGGGCGCTAGCTCGACAGGTAATGCTGGCCTGGAACTCACCGAGTCCTCGACGCTCACCCCGAACCCAACCGCAACGACCTTCACGTTCTCGGGGAACAACATCATCATCCCGTCTGGAGCCGGCTCGTTCCCGTCTGACTGGGTTGCCGGGACGATCCTGCGAGTAGAGGCGCAGTATCCGTACACCGTCGTCGACGGCGGTGGAAGCGCGCGCGACACGATCTCTGGCGATATCGCGCAACTTGGTCTGTCTGTTGGGACCGAGATTCAGGTCGTCGGCGTTAACTCGGGGCTCTACGTCGTAAACACCGTGAACGCCACCAACTTGACGCTGAACTACGATAGCGGCGCCCCCGTAAATGCCCTACAGGTGGGTGCCGGCGACGCTGCAATCGGTTTGCGTGGGCTCCGGTTCCGAATCACTGCGTACAGCGCCCAGCAGATCACCGTAGAGCGCCTGACGTCTGCCGGGGCTACTGATCCAACCTGGCCAGGCTTCTCCCCGCTGAACTCCAGTACGTCGCGCATCACCGTTGATACCTCGAACTCCGAGGGAGGCTGGCGCGGCCCATTCCCTGCGTGCCCGGCGGGCGAGAAAACGAGCGTTGTCGAGTGGGATATCTTTTGCCCAAACGGGTTGATATTCATCGACCGCAAGGGCAACCAAATCCCCTTGAGTGGCTACTACACGGTCCAGTACCGCGACATGGACATCGGTGGCGCATGGACCTCGCTCGACTATCAGCATAACGGAGCCACGCTCGACCAAATCGGGTTCACGACGCGCCTGAATCTCCCGTACGCCATGCGACCAGAGATCCGCATGCGGCAGCGATACCCCATCGGGAAGAACGAACTGGAGTTCCGCGACACGCTGCAATGGTACGGCCTACGTTCGCAGCTCCAGGCGCCGACCTCATACGCTGGCGTGACGGTGCTCGCGGTTCGGTATCGGTCCTCTGATCGCATATCCGCACAGACCGAAAGCCGCGTCTCGGTAGAGGCTACCCGCATGCTACCGACTCGGCAGAACGGTGCATGGACACCCGAGATCGCAACGCGAGACATCGTCCCGTTCCTCTGCTACATCGCGAAGGAACGCGGCTATACCGATGCGGATCTCGATCTTGAGGAGCTCGATCGGCTGGATGCCATCTGGAAGTCCCGCGGCGACACGTTCGACATGATCTACGAGGACGGTAAGGTCACGGTCGCCCAGATCATGGACGACGTGCTTGCGGCCGGGTACGCCGAGAAGACCATCAAGCGCGGCGTGATCTCTGCGGCCCGAGACGAGCCAAGGACAACATTCGGGCACATGTACTCGCCGCAGAACATGGATGGTCCACTGAGGATCAGCATCAGCGCTCCGTCAGAGGACGACTACGACGGAGTTGATGTGGAGTTCGTCAATGCCAACGGCTGGATCGAAGATACCGTCCAGTGCCGCCTGCCCGGCGATGTCGGTCGGAAGGTCGAGAAAATCACGGCTGTCGGCGTAACAAACCGCGACCGAGCCTGGCGCTACGGGATGCGCCGCAGGATGGCACAGCGATACCGGCGAACCGAGTATTCGTTCGATACCGGCCTCGACGCGCTGAACAGCGAGTTCTGGGATTACGTGGCTCTCGCCGGCGATGTCCCCGGCCCTGGCCTGGCGCAGAGCGCATACCTGAAATCGTTCGTGATCGCTGGAAACTCGGTCCTGATCGAGTCCAGCGAACCGCTCGACTGGTCGCTGCTGAACTCTCCAGCGTTGTACCTGCGCCGCCCAGATGGAACGGTATCCGGCGGATACCCGGCATCTCGGATCGACGACTATCGGCTAAGCATTCCCAGCATCGATTTCGTCCCCGATGTTTCCTGGGAAATCGAACCGCCGCACCTGCTGCTGGGAAACCCATACCCGGCCCTGATCAGTTCCATCGATCCCAATGGCAATACCTCGGCATCCGTTCGTGCGGTGAACTACGACCCCAGGGTCTACACCTACGACAACGCCAGCGCACCAGACTGACCGCACACACAAATCCAGAGCCCGCCATAGAGCGGGCTTTTTCATGCCCGGAGAATTTGCATGACTACGTACGCCACCGGTAATCCGCTGGGCTCTAAAGACCCGCGTGATTTGTACGACAACGCCGAGAACTTCGACGCGGCGATGAATGACCGTACGAATGTTGCGTGGAGAGACAGGTTCGGTGTTTCGCGGAAAACCTGGTTTGGCATCGAGGATCAGGTAAACACCTCCCTCGCCCGATCTGGGTTCGAGTTGCCACCGTTGCAGTATGTCGATGGTTCCCCGTTGACCGTAGATCGCTCGACCCAGATCATCGAGCGGGATGGCAATCTTTATAGTGTAAAACTTCCATCTTCGTTCCCTGTCGTTCTTTCTGGCAATTGGTCTGAAGATGAAGTTTTACTTGTTGTGCGTGGCGATCAGTCTCTTCGTCAAGAAATCACTAGCACGTCTCCCAGCGAAGGATCTTCGATCATTGGTAACTCAACTGTATCTGTATCTTCAGTTGCAGATATACAAAATCAGACTAAAAGAACAGATCTTAAGCTCTCTTTGTCTTCATATCATCCGCTTGGAACGTCTGGTGGTGGGGACTTTATTTGGAGCCCATCTACTCCTAAATCTCAGCATGACGGAGGAACCATCTTTAGCCCGACTGTCCCATGGGATGGTTCGCAGGCCACCCTTTCAGACTACTTGGATGGCGATGGAGAATCAGACCCTTCTGGGTCTGGATGCTGGCTGAGGATTTTTGATGATGTGAAGCTGGAGTATTTTGGTGGGGTGGTTAGTGAGACCATAGACTCATCAGCATCGTATTTGGCAGCTCTTAGGTACTGCATTTCAAATAACAAAGAACTTCATCTTCCTGATGGGGTTGTTCGGGTAAATTCAACAGCCGTAATTAACGGATCCACCACTCTGTTTTCGTCTGTAAAAATTAGAGGTACGTTCAAGACGAGCGGTGTTGCTGCCGGTTATGTTGTTAGCCGAGTTGGTAGCCTGATATATACTAACGGAAACAGCGCTCTTGACATTTCGTTCAATGACTTCAGGAATGAAAATTTCGATATCCGTGGCGTGGCATTTGTAGATACATCATTCTATCCAGCCGGAACCCCTGTAAATCCAAATCCTGCAATCGTTATCAGGAAGGGTAATCCTGACGCAAGTAGTAACAGATACATAACTGGCAACGTTCTTGAGGATGTTGCTTTAGTTAGCTATCAAGACGCTGTGAAAACTATTGGGGTTGCAACAGGGTTGCCGACCTATAACTACGTTGGTCCAACCTCGTTGAATCGTGTGTACTTCTATAAGTGCGGAACCGCTATGCACCTTCAGGATTGCACGTACAATCATCTATTCCTGAATGAATGTCTTCTCTTTGATCTGTCGTCGCAAGCTATATTCCTGACAAAGACGGTTAGCGGGACTGGCGGCAACGTAGATGTAACATTCAGCAATTGTGTGTTCGAATCGATTTGGGGGATTATGAATACGGCCAATGGGTTGACGTCTTCCACGAAACGTAACACGGCAGTTTTCAATTCTTGCAATAGAGAATTCTGCGGTCTGTACGGCCCGACAGGCGGGGGCGGAAACTTCGCAGGGAGCCCGCTTGGGTATGTCGGGCATACTGATGTAATGATCAATGGAAATTGGGAGAGAGGCCAGGCGTTTGGTGAAACTGCCTTGCCAGCGATTGACTCTGGCGCTGTTATTTTCGCAAGCAGGTACGTGGATGTTCTCATGAATGGCGGCCAAGTTGGTTCGCCAGAATATGTCAACGTCGTTGATGTTAGCGGAACGATTCCAGCATCTGGCAGCCTGACAAAAACTTTCAATGTTAGCGGTTCGTTTGTGTTGAATGCTGACGTCGCGTATGACGACGGGTTTGGCGGGCACCAGAACGTTGTTGCGTACGGCAACCCGACTGGCTCAAAGGCGCGGGACGTGACGGGTACGATCATTTCTGCTGGTCTATCTGCGACCTACGGGGACGGACCGTCGGGTGCGGCTTTCACTGTTACGTTCAATAACGGGACTGCATCGCCGATCAATGTGAAGATCCGGGTCACGAACAAAGCAGGGTTGATCGTTACTGTTTCATGAGATACAGCCCGAGACTCTATGACCAGCCCGCACTCTGCGGGCTTTTTTTTGTGCCTGGAGATCAGCATGCCTATCACTGAGCAGCAACTGCTGCAAATCCTCCCGAACGCCGGCCCTCGCGCCGGCGTTTTTGTTGGTGCGCTGAACCGCGGGATGACGCGCTTCGGTATCACGTCGCCTGTGCGAGTCGCCGCGTTTCTGGCCCAGATCGGCCATGAAAGCGGCCAGTTGACCCGCCTGGTGGAGAACCTCAACTACAGCGCGCGCGGCTTGGCGGCGACCTGGCCGAGCCGGTACCGCGGTGCCGACGGCCAGCCCAACGCCCTGGCGCAACGCCTGGCGCGGAACCCTCGGGCCATCGCCAACAACGCTTACGCCTCGCGCAACGGCAATGGCGACGAGGCGTCCGGTGATGGGTGGCGGTACCGCGGGCGCGGGCTGCTACAGATCACCGGCCGGGCGAACTACCGCGCCGCCGGCGCCGGGCTGGGCCAGCCGCTGGAGCAGGAACCCGAACTGCTTGAGCAGCCAGAGTTCGCTGCGCTGTCGGCGGCCTGGTGGTGGGCCAGTCACGGCCTCAACGAGTTGGCCGACCGCGGCGAGTTCGCCGCCATCACCCGGCGCATCAACGGCGGCACGAACGGTCAGGCGGAGCGCCTGGCGCTGTGGGAGCGGGCCAAGGCGGTGCTGTCGTGATCTCGGCCCGCGTGATTTCGATCGCGCTGGCCTGCCTGGTGCTGGTCGGCCTCGGCACCGCTGGCGGTGTCTGGATCGGCGCGCGGCACTACCGGCCGCAGCTCGATGCTGCGCTGGCGGATCTGGCTGCCTGCCGTTCCGCTCGTGGGAGCCTGGAGGCCGCAGTAGTGGAGCAGGGCGGGCAGATTGCCGCGCTGCGTCAGGCTGGTGAGCAGCGCGCCCGGGATGCCGCGCAGGCTGTGGATCGGGGACGGCAGCAGGCCGCGGAGCAGTATGCCGCGGCACAGCGCCTGTTGCGTGAGCGCTCCGCTGGTGATCAGTGCTTGGCAGCCGAAGTGGTCATCGATCAGGAGTTGGGGCTATGAGGGTGGTGCTGATGCTGGTGATGGTTGCGCTGGCGGGATGCGCCGGCCGGCAGGAAGCCGAGCCGCGCACGGTGCGCGTAGAAGTGCCGGTGGCGGTGCCGTGCCGGGTGCCGGCGGTGGAGGTGCCGGCATGGGCAGCGGCTGGGCTGAAGAAGAGCGACGACCTACAGACCAAGGTCCGTGCGCTGCTGGCCGAGCGGCGGCAGCGGATTGGTTACGAGGCGCAGCTCCTGGCTGCGAATCAGGCCTGTCAGGATTAGGAGTAGACTACGGCCTTTTCCTACGAGGGCAGGGCATGCTGGTCATTCGATTCAAGGGCTGGTCGGTGAAACTCGACCACCAGGTGGGCAGCGCTGGGAAACATGGCATCTGGTCGTTCCACGGCTCGGAGAGCAGCTACGTACCGGACATGGAGACGATTCTCCGGCATGCTGCTATTCGGCCTGCGGAGCCGAAAGAAGGCGGGGAGGTCGAGGTATTCATCTGTGATTCGCGTATGCCGCAGGACGAATGGCGGGCGGTAGGGACCGGCGTCGCGGCTTATGAGGCCGAGCGCTGAAAGTCAGGCCCACCGCCAGGGCCGGAAGTCATCAGGGATCTGCTCGGCGAGTTGCAGCGTGCCGCCGGCGTCGAGTTCGATCTCCAGACCGCGCACAACGCCGGCGCGCTCGAGCGCCTGGCCCAGGCGGAGGTATGTTATCCCGTCGAGCGGATCCCGGCTGATGTAGCCCAGGCGCTGTCGTGCGGGTGCGGGCCCGTGGTAGATCCCCTCGCTGTCCACCGTCCCGACAGCACGGCCGCCGTCGAGCACGTCGTAGCAGCAGTCCGCGCAGTAGTGCGTCTCGCGCGTTATGCCGTGCTCGATCGCCCAGGAGTACATGCCGAGCGCGTCGGTGACCATGTCGTGGCGGTCCTGCAGGCCAACGATTCCGCACTGATAGAGTTCGTTTGCCTCGGCCACCAGATACAGGTACTGCTCATCCGCGGCGTACAGCCAGGCGGCATGCTGCCGCATCGCGGCGAGCCATTGGGTGACGCGCTGGTGGTGGCAATGCCTGGGGTCGGAGTAGGACAT